GGCCGCAGCGGGGGTGCCGGGTTTGAGCTTGACCGCCGTCAGGTTCGCGGCAGTGTCGAACTGCAGCACCACCCGGTCGATGCGGGGCAGGGTGCTGTCGGCGTCCGGGATGGTCAGGGCGACCGCTTCCCGGCTGCAGGCGGAGACGCCCTTGAAGTCGTCGTAGTTGACCCACGCAAGGCCGGGGGCTACGGTGATCTGCCGCGCGCCGGTGACGCTGACGGCGTAGTTCGTGTCCTTAGAGTAGACGCCGGAGGTGCGGGTACACAGATAGGTGCTCACGTCCTCTGCGTCGTAGGTCACGCCGTTCAGCGGGTAAGTGATAATGCTCATTGTTTCCTCCTGAGGATCGGTGTGCCGATCTCGGTGGTGACCGTGTTCTCGCCCTTCTGGGAGCTCAGGGTCACGCTGGTGATGCGGGCGGCCGCCTGGATGTCGGTGCCGGGCAGGCTGGCTGCCACCACCTTGCCCACCGTGACGCTGCCCGTGGGCGTGAAGCGGAAGTTTTCGATGCGGGTGTGCTTGGCCAGTTCCTGCTCGCCCAGCGCCCCTAGGGCGGCCAGATATTCCTCCTGCGTCTGGCCGTCCTCCTTCTTTTTGCTGGAGGCGTCCAGATACAGTTCCCGCCGGGCAGAGCCGGTGTTGCCGGTGGCACCCACGGTGACGGTGCCGTCCGCGCCCGCCACGGTCACGATGTTCTTGTAGTCGGTGATGCTCTCAGTGTAGGTCAGGCCGGTCAGGTTGCCGTACTGGGGCGCATACCGGGCGTTGGGATCCAGCTTTGGGCGGTACAGCTCAAACAGCAGCTTCTTGGCCTGCTGGTCGAACCGCACCCGGAAGCCGATGTCCAGTTCCCGGCACACCTGTTCGGCGATGCTGAGCAGGCTGCCGGGCTTGACCTCGCCGGTGTAGGTGTCGGCAAGGTCGGCCAGCTCTCCCAGCTCCAGCCCCGGCCATGCAGCCGCACCGGACACCAGGCTGCGCAGGGTGCTTTCCACCGCAAAGCCGCTCAGGGTCTGGGTGCTGATCCGCTCGTCCAGGATGCAGGCGGCGTCCCTGGCCGAGATCACGAGTTTGCGTTCGGAGCGGTCGGTCTGCGCCGAGCAGATGCGCATGATGCGGTCGGAGCCGGTGAGCCAGAGGTACCGGTCCGGGCGGCACAGCGCCTGCAGGTCGGTGGAGGCGTGCAGCTCCAGCTGCGCACCCTGCACCCCGTTGTACACGTTGTAGCGCTCCGGCCAGACCAGCGACACCCAACTTTCCAGCCGGGCCAGCAGGTTCAGCTGGCCGTCGTAGACGCAGATGCTCTTGTGCCCGCCTGCGGTCAGGGCGCTTGTCCGTTCAGCCATTGCCGCCCACCTCCAGGACCACGGTGGAGAACGCCGTGCTGCAGGTCAGGGTCAGGAACAGCCATTCCGTGCCGGAATCCGCTGTGCGCTGCCATGTCTGCGTCCCGTGGCGCAAAGTCCACAGGGTGCTGCTCCCGTCCAGCGTGGACATGATGTTGTAGCCGGTGCCGTCGATGATCTGTTCCAGTTTCAGCTGGCCGCTCTCGCGGTACAGCCGGAGCTTGTCGCCGTCCTGCAGGGTGGTGACAAAGCGCAGGAACTCGCCGGTCTCCGGGTCCTTGACGCCGGGGTTGACCACCGGACCGCGGGCTTCCAGCGTCAGAGCCCAGTCCTGGGTGGCCAGCCCGGTGTTGGCGATGCGGAGGTAGTTGGCCTGTTCCCGCACGCCATAGCTGTGCACATCGTAGCACACCGGCAGGCGGAAGGTGGGTGTTACGCTCAAGGTCGAGACGGTGAGCTCCTTCACGCTGTGCCAGTAAGGGTCCGGGCAGTAGAGCTGAAACGAGAAGGTGGGCCACAGGCCGGACACGCTGATGTCCGGGGTGCGCTGCACCTCAGCGTCGCACCAGTAGGCCCCGGCCACGGTCAACCGGCCGGTGACGTAGGGGGCAAACACATCCCGCAGCTGGCGCTTGCAGTAGTCCTGATTGCGCAGGATGCGCCCGGTGACCGTGCGGGTCACGCCGGAAATGCTCCGGCTCTCCACGGTGGCACCCACTTGCTGGTAACCCTGGCTGGTCTCCAGATCCACGGGCAGGTCACCCAGCGGGGTGATGCTCCACAGCACGCCCGCCGCGTAACCAAAGGAAAAGGTCAGGCCGTTGCTGGCCTTGAAGATCGCGTCAAACACCCTGCAGCACCGCCCTTTCCTGTTCGTACTGTGCCTCGCGCATGAGGTCGGCGGCGGTCTGCGCCTTGGAATAAATATATTGGTTGACCTCGATGTTGGGGCGCTGGGTGCGCTGCGGCAGCGGGGCACGCTTCTCGTAATCCCACAGGGAGCCGGATGCCGTGGAGGTCGTACTGCCGGAAGTGCTACCGGAGATGCCGGGCGTGGTCTTGCGCTTGAACGCGCCGCCGACGCCGGCCACGATGGCCGCAATGGCGGCGGTCAGGGCCACGCCTGCCGCGATCATGAGCAGGGCCTGCGGGGCACCGAATCCGGTGGGAAACAGTGCCGCCGCGACGGCTTCCAGCATCCCCACAAAGGCGCTGCCGATGGAGCCGATCAGGGTGCCCATGGAGGCCAAAATCTCCGGGAAGCTGGAGATCAGTCCGCCCTTCAGGCCGGTGCTGATGGCAGCAGCAGCCGCAGTGAGCGGGCCTTTCAGCCCCTGAAAGATGCCGGTGAGGGTGGAGCCAAGGCCCTGCGCCTGCGTGATCACGTCCGCAAAACCGCTGGTCAGGCCCTTGGCAAGGTCGCCGCCCATATCCCACAGGCCGTTGGAGACGGCACTGACGCCCTTGCCCAGCAAGCCGTTGACCTGCTGGATCAGGTTCTTGCCGAAGTCGTCAATGAGCTGCTTTGCCTGCGGGGCAAGGCCGTTGTACAGGGTGGACAGCACCCATTCGCCGACAGACTGCCAGTCCTGCTTCTTCACAGCAGTCGCCAGCGTGCTGAAGGTACCCACCACGCCCTTGTCGGCCTCGTCCTGCCAGCCCTTGACGAGGCCGTCAAAGCTGTTGGCAGAGGCTTTCTTGATCTCCTCGGTGATCTGCGGGACACCATCGGCGGCAATGGTCTTGACCCGCTCCACCGTGACCAGCGCCCCGTCCACGATGTCGTTGCAGGTCTCGGTGATGACCTGTTTCTGGGTCGTGGTTTTGTCGGTCAGGGTCTCGGTGATGGTCTTGGTGCTGGTGGCAATGCCGTTGACCACGGAATCCGTTGTAGACGTAACGGTCTTGGCTACAGTGGCGGCAATTTCCTCGTAGACCTTCTGGGTCTGGGCGGTGGTCTTGCCGTTTTCGGTCACATACTTGGTGACGGTCTTGTAGTTCTTGGCCACACCGTTGACCATTTCCTTACCAGATTCGGTCACGGTCTTGGTCAGGCGGTCGTACTCCTCGCTGCCCTTGCGCAGGTGCTCAGTGAGCTCGGTGGTCTGGATGGTCACCTTGCCCAGGGCGTTGGTGGTGTCGGTGTGGCCTGCGTCCTGCAGGGACCACAGCAGGGTCTCGGCGGCCTGTGCGGCGGCCTTGGTCTTTTGGGCCGCCTTGGTGGCGGCGTCCCCGGACTTGGTATAGGCCGGGACGACCACCTCCGCCATGGACTGGGCGCTGTCGGCCACGTCGGCGTTGGCGTCCGCCCAGACGGAGGACCAGTCGTTCCCGCTGGCGGTTTTAGCAATGGTGGCACCTGCGGTGGCTGCGATGGCTCCTGCACCAACCGCACCGCCTTTGCCGGTGAGGCCGTTGATAAAGCTCTGGATAAGGTTCTTGCCCCACTGCACCGCCTGCGAGGGCAGGCTCTTGATCCAGGCAAGCGCACTGGAAAAGCCGCCCTTGAAGGCGTTCAGCAGGCTGGAGCCCATGCTCTTCACGCCATTGGCCACACCGGTGAGGATGGTCTTGCCGATGTTCAGCCAGTTGATGGCCGAGATGACCGACAGCACCGCCTCCAGGATCTTTTTCCAGTTGGCCAGCAGACTGGGCACGGTCTGTACAAGACCGGCGATCAGCTGCACGATGATGGACACGCCCTGCGCCAGGATCTTGGGCAGGTTATCGTTGATGACCCCGCAGATGTTGATGATGATGTCGGGCACATAGGCGATCAGATCCGGCAGACCGGCGATCAGACCGTTGAGCAGCTGGGTGATAAGGTTCAGACCGGCGTCCACAAAGCTGGCCGCGTTGTCCCGCAGCTGGTCCGTAAAGGCCAGCAGCTGCGGCAGAGCAGTGGAGAAGAACTCCGGGATGCCCTCGGTGAAGCCCTGTGCCAGGGAGCTGAGCAGCTCGGTGCCGGTCTGCAGGAGCTCCGGCACAAGGCTGTAAACGATTTCCGGAATGCCTGCCAGTACATTGCCGATCATGGGCAGCAGGTTATCCACAAGAAAGGTCTGTGCCGTGTCGGCCAGCGCCTGCAGCGGCTCGGTGAGGTCTGCGCCGGTGGACCAGTTGCCCATCACGTTTTCCGCCGCTGCCTTCATGGCGGCAAAGCTGCCGGTCAGGGTGGTGGCGGCTTCCTTTGCGGTGGTGCCGGTGATGCCCATCTTCTTCTGGATGACGTGGATGGCGCTGTACATGTCGGCTAGGTTGCCCAGGTCGTAGTGCACGCCAGAGATCTTCTCGGCGTTCTTCAGCAGGCGCTGCATCTCGGCCTGCGTGCCGCCGTAGCCCAGCTTGAGGTTGTCCAGCATGGTGTAATTCTGCTTGGCAAACCCCTGATAGGCGTTCTGGATGTCCTGCATGGAGGTGCCCATCTTGTTGGAGTTGTCGGCCATGTCCACCATAGCCATGTTGGCCAGATCGGCAGCCGCCTGGGTGTCCTGGCTCACGCTGGACAGCAGGCTGGCGGCAAAACTGGTGGTCTGCTCCATGTAGTCGTTGGCCGACAGGCCCACGGTCTTGTAGGCCTGGGCAGCGTAGGCCTTAACGGTGTCGGCGCTGTCCTTGAACAGCGTTTCCACACCGCCCAGGCTTTGCTGCAGCGCGCCGCCCAGGTTGATGGATTCCGAGATGATCTTGCCGATGCCGGCAGCCGCGATCACTTTTTTCAGGGTGCCCACCAGCTGGGCACCGAGGGACTGTCCGGCGGTGTCACCGGCTGCCGCAGGCTCCCCGCCCAGGGCTTCGGTGATCTTGCCCTGGATGCCCTCTGCCGAGGGCACGATCTGCACATACGCTTTTGCCAGCTCAATGCCGTCCGGCATGGTCATCCACCTCCTTTCAGGGCCGCAAGGGCGGCCTCAAACTCTTCCGGGCTGTCGTAGCTCTGCACGTCGGTATCGCTGTCCGCGGACAGGCCGTGCAGGCCTGCCAGCACAGAGGGCACCGTCCGGGTGTCGTTGCTCAGGCCCCACAGGATCTGCGTCAGGCGGTCGGCGGTGTAGGCTTGCAGCTCGATGTGCAGCGGCACGGTCTTGCCGCTGGCCTTCATCATGCTGCGGCTGTCCTCCGGCAGGCCGGCAGCAAGGGTAGCCGCCAGACGCAGCGGCAGGCTGCGCCAGTCCAGCACATGGTAATATTGCGCGAAATCGCAGATGAGCGCGTCCTCGTCCGATGCGATCAGTTCGGCGAGGATGCAGAGTTTTTTCCGGCGGAAAAGCTGGTCAGCAGCTCATTCAGGGCCTGGGCCACCGCCTGGGGCGGCACACGGCCCTTGTCGTTGCGCAGATGGTCATAGAGCTTCTTGCGGCCCTCGGTGCCCAGCAGGCGCTCGGTCAGGTGGCTCATGCTGAACACATTGCCGTCCTGCATCCCGGAAATGGCGTCGAACAGCTCCTGGTCCTCCAGAGCGTCGTCCTCCAGCTCGATGGAAAAACCGGATTCAGTCTTTGCAGTGATCATGCCTGCACCTCCTTGGTCTTGGCAGCGGCCTGGGTGGCGGCGGTGCCGCCCAGAATGTACTCGTAATGGGTGTTGCCCTGGGCATCCGGCACGGCGGTCAGGGTGGTGTTGTAACCCACGGCGCTCTTGGCGTAGGTGATATCGCCCACGGCGGTGACGGCGGCGTCCGGGATGACGATGCGCTTGACCGCCTTGTTCTTCATCACCATCTCAATGACCCAGCTGCAGTCGGCCTGCTCCTGGCTGTTGGCCTGCACGGTGATGCCGGTCTCCAGCGTGCCGGTGACGTTGCTGTCACCATACACGGACTTGAGCACCTCCACGTTCAGGGCCTCCAGCAGGGTGTACTGGAAAGTGTCGGGCTTCTCGGTCTGCTGGGTCAGCACGGTGTCGCCGCCCCAGGCAGTGGTGTTCTCGCTGGAGGGCGAGTTGCTGTTGGTCACGCCGTCCTCGGAGGCGTAGCCCAGGCACTTAAAAGCCTTGTCCAGTTCGGTCTTGGCGTCGGTGGGCAGCGGGGTGCCCAGCGGGGCACGCCAGATGGCACCGCCCACTTTGGGCTTGGCGGCGGTTACTTTGGTTGCGTCTGCCATGTGTAGTTCTCCTTTCACAGGTCAGTAATGAGTGATAGAAAAAACGGCCTGATAGCGGGGCCGTTTGCGGGTGGTGTCCGGGAAATTGTAGTCGGTGACAAGGTCGCAGGAGACCACTTCCGGCAGGGTGTCGGCAGCCTGCATGGCGGCCTTGATCTGCTCGTTGAGCTGGGCAGCACCTAAGGTGCCGTCATGGTCGCAGGCATTGTGGCCGTAGGACTGCACCGCCAGTGTGGCCGTGTAAATGCCCTCGTCGCAGTCGGAGCCGGTCTTTTCCAGGACACAAAAATTGCCGGAGGGGTTCTCCGGCACGGACATAAAGCAGGGAAAACCGTTTTCCCGCAGGTAATTCAGGATGATTTCTTCGATCATTTCAGGGCCTTTAAAATGGAATTGGTGTCGGCGTTCTCCTTGCGGGCGGCGTAGCTTTCCGCCCGCACTTCGGCCACGACACGGGTGGGTGCAGTGTAGTACACCGCTTCGTACCCGTCGCCCAGGCGGCTCTGGGCCGCAAAGGCAAGGCTGTTCAGGCCGTCGGCCAGCTCCTTACTTTTCAGCAGCTTGCCGACGCCCTTCTTGTTCAGCTTGATCTTGACGTTACTCAATGCGCTCCACCTGTACCTTCTTGTTCCAGTCCAGCGGCACAAGCGCCTCAATGTACTGGGTCACACCGCCATATACCCGCCACTTCTGTCCGAAGAACCCCACGGTGCAGCCCTCCCAGCGGTGAGCGTCGCCTTTCGGGATGCACAGCTCGTAGGCCACCCGGCGGCCCGTAAGCTGCAGGTCGGTGACCACGGCGGCATTGTCCACCGGCGTGATGAGCACATTTTCCACCGTGACCGGTGTTTCGGTGTAAACCGGGGCGTGAAAAGCATCCTCGCCGGTCTGGGTGCGCTCATAGAGGATGACGGGGATGCCCTTAATCAGAGCCATAGGGTTCGATCACTCCCATCCGCTGACGGCGCAGGCCCAGCCGGGCCAGCTCCGATTTTTTGATGAACAGGCCGCCGCCGGGCACCAGAAAGGACCCGGACGCCGAGTAGCCGCCGGCTGCCTGGGTGATCTGGGTCATAGGCTCCTGGTTCGTGCTGGTCATCAGGGTGCGGGCGGCCACATCCACGGCCACGCTCTTGGCCACCATGGCCAGCGCCGGGTCAGCGGCTACCAGTGCGGGCAGGTCTTTGCCTGCCTTGCGGGCCTCCACGTCCAGGCTGGCCGAAATGACATCCAGCAAGGAGAACGCCCTTGCCTGCTCGGCGGCAGTCATGGGACGCCACAGAGCGGTCATGTCCTCCACGGTGGCGTAGCTCATTCAGAGGCCTCCGGTTTCTCCTTGGCGGCAGCCTTGGGTTTGGCCGCCTTTTCTGCCTTGACGGGCTCCCAGTCCCCGCCGGAAACGCGGCAGGGCGTCTCGATCACAGCGCCGGTGCGCTTGTTGCGGTACAGCATGGCGTGTCCTCCTTAGGCGTTGGCCTTGATGTGGGCGAATGCGGACGGATCCAGGATGCCCCAGCCGATGTAGGCCTCGCCGCGCAGGTATACCTGGTTGTGGCCCTTCAGGTCACCCAGATCCGCATCGTTGTCGGGGTTGCCGTACTTGATCACCTCAATGGGCATCTCCTTGGCGTAGCCCCACTTGAAGCAGTTGGTGAAGTCGCCCACCAGCGCACGGTCCAGGCTGGAACCGGCGGACAGGTTGGAGGTGGATTCCACCCGCAGGCCGTTCACCTCGCCGGGGTTTGCGCCCCAGGCCAGCTGCGGGTACAGCTTGGCACCGTCGGTAGTGGTCTGGGCCGCCAGAGCGCTCTTGAAGCTGGGGGCCAGCACCATGCCGGTAACGTCCCGCTCCGCGCCCTGCACCAGGGCGATGGCGGCCTCCACGTTGGTGTCGGGCTTGTCGGAGGCGGCAATGGTCACGGCCTGGGTGACCTTGCTGTCAAAGTGGTTGGTGCCGATGACGCCGGACGCAGAGCCGGTGCGGGGGTTGATGCCGTGGAAGGCCATGAGGTCCAGACCCTTGGCCACCTTCTTGGCAAAGCCGTCCGCAAAGGCGCTCAGAACGTCCATCTGGGCGTCCTCGGAAGCGTACAGGAACTCGTCGGACACGCGTGCACCATACTCGATCTTGATGGGCACGATGGTGATGGGATCCACGGTCATGCCGCCCTTGCCCTTGGCACCGTTTTCTGCCACGATGTCCACTTCCTTGTCCAGCGTGAAGGTGAATTCCTTCTGGCCGTTGAAGGCGATGGGCGTTGCGCCGCAGAGCTTGGCCAGCGCGGACGCGCCGGTGGTTTTCTGGATAAAGCCGGGGATCAGCTCCTCCGGGAACAGGGAGCCTTTGCTCAGAATATCTGCCATGATGTGTTCTCCTTTACTCGTTGTTCATCAGCTGGTTTGCGAAACTGCGCCAGGCGGCCTTTTTGCCGCTGCCGCTTGGGTCGGGGTCGCCGCGCAGGGGTGCGGGCGGGGTCTTGGGCTTGATCAGCTGCAGCAGGTTCTTGGCGTCCTTGCGGATGTCCTCCTCCTTGGAGCCGGTCAGGCGGCCCGCCAGGTCGAACGGCAGGCCCACCTCATGGGCAACGCGGGTCTTGAGCGCGTCCGTCTCGTAGGTCTGGCAGCGGGTGTTCAGCTCCGCCACCTGCCCGGCGAGGGCCTCGTTCTGGGCCTTGAGGTCGTTGTAGTCGGCGTAAGGGGCCAGCCTGTCAGCGACAGCGGCCTCAAACGCCTCCTGCGTGGTAATGGGTTCAAATGCTTCTGCCATGGAATACCCTCCTTTATGGCAACAAAAAAACAGGCCCGGGTGGCCTGTTAATAGCGGATGCGCTGCCGGCGCTTGCCCTTGCCCTCGGCGCACTGCCAGTGGGCCAGGATCACGCTGTCCAGCAGCTCGATGTGGCCGCCCTCGGTCAGAGAGCGGTAACCGAAGCCGCCGTTGGAGCCGATGGCCCGCTTTTCGCAGTTGGAAGCAGCCTGCGCAAGGCCGGGCTGGCCGGCATGGCACAGGGCTTGCGCAAAAAGGGCCTGCTCGAAGGCGGCGTTGGCGGTGATGACCTGCTTGACCGTGGGCAGCACGGGGGACCTGAGGTGGGCGGCCTTCATGGCGTCGGCCAGAAGCTGCTGCCCGCTGGCCCCGTCCACCGCCACGGCGGCTAGGTCGGCTTTGGATAGAAAATCAAGAAGCCACCCGCTGCCGTCCCGGGTAGGATGGCAGCCGATGGCTTCCACGAAGATAGCGTTGTCTTTGGTGCGGCACGCAACGGCCAGCGCACAGCTGGTGCCGTCGGTGCTGAACTTGATGCCGGCATACAGCTTGCCGGTGAGCTTGGGCAGGGTGTCGGTTTTCAGTTCGTCCCACTCTGCCCGGCTGATGGCCGATTTGAGGTTGTACCGAAGCCACAGCCCCAGACGCTGGATGTTGAAGTCGATGGGGTCATCGCCGATCTCATCCGCCACACTGCGCTCGGTGAAGATGGTGCCGAGGCTGGGGTTCGTCTGATACCAGGCCTCCACGTCGTGGGGGTCGGTCTGCTGCTCCACGCTCCACTCGGCCCAGCCGGTGTTCTGCGTGTCGCCCCGCAGGGCGGCGTTGCGCATTTTGAGGAACACCGTACCGGAGGACACCGGCGTGGGCGGGGTGCCGCAGAACAGGGTCTGCGGGTTCTCGCTGTCAGTGACCACATACTTCAGGGCACTGGCCTGATCGTCGGTGTACTCCTGGGCCTCGTCGATGACCAGCAGGTCAAAGCCCTCGCCCAGGCCGCCCTTGGAGGAGCGGGTGCGGAACTCGATGCGGCCCTCGCCCTCTTCCAGCTGGATGTGCTCCCGGCCCACGGCCTGAATGGATTTATAGGGGATCTTGGCCTTGTCCAGCAGGTGGCACAACCGCTCCCAGGCGGCCCGGGAGGTGGTGGTGCGGTGGGCGGTGTGCAGGATGCTCTCGCCCTGCTGCAGGCCGTACAGCTCCCGGATGGCGGCGATCTCGTTCTTGCCGTTGCGGCGGGGCACGGCATAGCCGAACTTGGTATGCACCCACAGATCCTCCTCGTTGCGGGCAAGGATGTCATACAGCAGCAGCTCCTGCCACTGCTGGGCGATGCGCCCGGTGGAGTTGTACAGGTCGATGGCGTCCTGGCCGAAGGTTTTGGTGTAGGGCAGCACCACGGCAGCGGTGGGCGTCTGACGCCCCAGCCTTGCCGGGGCTGTCTGTTTTCGCGTCCGCGGCATGGTGGGCTGGGTTCCTCCTTTGCATGAAAATGATGGCACCGTTTACTGGAATCGAACCAGCGACCTGTGGTTTTGGAGACCACTGCTCTGCCAACATGAGCTAAAACGGCATGAAAAAAGCACCGTGCATTTTTTGCACAGTGCTTGTGGGTGCTGGGAAAGAGCTTACGGCTTAACTTCCACGCTGGGCAGGATGTCAGTATGGAAATAGAGCTTGTAGTGATACGGATCGGTATGAGTGCCGGTGATGTCCTCCACCACATACATGGTGTAGTCGTTCAGATAGATGTAGTTCTTGCGATAGGTATCGGGGCCAATTTTCACTGTGCAGACCAGCTCATTGTTCGAGTTGTTGGAAATGGACATGTAGCCCTCGGCTTCCAGAATGACCTTATCAGTGCGGGCATTGTAGACGGTGATCTTACGCTCGCTTTCAAAGTAATCTGCCTGCTTGGAAATGTTGGCGTTGGCCTTATCTGCTTCCGAACAGCCGCACAGCAGGATGGATGCGACCAGTGCAAGGGCGAGAAAAATCTTTTTCATAGGGTTCTCCTTTCTGATTTTGGGTAAAAGAAAACCACGGTGCGTGTGCATCGTGGTTCAACAGCATGAATTTATTTTTGACAGAGGATTTTATAAAGATCTGCCTGGTAGTTTTTTGGCGCTTCTTTGGCAGGGGCAGGTGCTGCAGAAGCCTCTGACTTTCCATACTTTGCGTAAAGCTCGCGTCTTTTCTTCAAAAATTCCTGATGAACAATCTGCATCCGGTCATTTGCCAAACTGTCACGTCGTAGGCCGTGTTTTTCCTGCTCAGCTACAGCTTCCTGTTCACACACAGCCTGCTGTTCTGAATACCAGGCACGCAGTTCTTTCCACTCTTCATCAAACGAGCTCATGAAAATCAAACCCTTTCAACTTGCCAGCCAGGATCCGCATCGTTTCAAGTTGGATAAACTCAATGCTTTCTCCTGCATCAAAAATACGATTCTGAACTTCCAGACGGGCCGCTTTATACGCGGCGGCTATTTCTTCGCGGTTCAGATCTCCAGTGTACTCAAATGAGTAACGGCGGTTTCCGGTCGTAAGAAACTCTGTGCCAGTTTTATGTTCGACAGAAAAACAAACATCGTCCATACTGAAAGAATCACCGGAAAGAAAGCCCTCCCAGACCGGATGATTATGCGCACCGATACTACCCATTAGAGAATCTTCTCCAATAAGTGCAGTGTTTACAGTAGCATGTGTTCCGGTAAGCCGGTAAACATGACCATCCGGAGAAAACACAATGGCATGTTCCACAGGAGAGTTGCTGTGCTGTTCCAAAAACGTAATAAGCTGCCGGTTTATAGAAGCCTTATTGGAAAAGTCAAGCGGCTCAACGCTGTTGATGGTGGTGTCGCCGTCTGTAAAACCAACTTCACCGCTGGATCGAGGGCGTACACCCGTAGGCAAAGCAGAAGGAACCTGCTTTCTGGCTTTAATTTTATCACGTTCTTCCGGGTCTGTCCACGTCTTGTTCCACACGTTCTGCCGGCGACCGGAGCCGGGGTCATATTCCACCCGGCAGCGGCAGCGCTCGTGGCGGCGGTAAACATCTTTCGGCACATGGGGGTAATCGTAAGTACCGGCCAGAGCGCTGCACCATTTGCAGCAGTGGCTCTCAGCGGTGCGGATGACCCGGGGCCGCAGCCCGGCCTTGCCCTGAAAATCCACGTTGCGTTTCAGGGTGTCATCCACCACCATGCGGGAGAAGGTGCGCACCGGCTCGTCCAGTGCCCACGCCACATCTTTGAACTGCTCCGCCGTGGACACCTTGTTCAGCAGGTCGTCCACAGCGTCTGTGGGCAGCACGGCCCGCTGCGGGGCAATGCCGAGATTTGCCTGCTGGTTCAGTGCCTGCTGCACGGCAGCGGAAGCGTCCGCCACCAGCAGGTGCTCCTCTTCCAGCAGGGGGCGCACCACCCGGTCGGCAATGTTCCAGTACAGCCTGCCGTCCGGCAGGGCGTCGGCGGTCAGGTTGCGGCGGAAGGCCTCGGCCAGGGCGCTGCCCACAAGCTCGGCGTAATCCGCAGCGGCAGCGTAGGTGTCGGCGGCGGGCTTTGCGTCGCCCAGCAGCGCCCGGAAGTCGGCCCGGATGCGCTCCAGCAGCTCCGGGGCAATGTCCTTGTCGGCCATGGGTGCCTCCTCAGCTCTCGGAGCGGATGCCGGTCAGGTCCCGCAGGTTCTCCGCACCGAAATAACCGGGGATGGCCGTGTTGATCTTGCCCACGGCGTCCCCGATGCCGGACAGGGTGGCGGCGTCCGGCTCGAACACCGGCTCCCACACCGGGCGGGTGAGGTAGAGCTGCTGACGCTGGTAGGCGATGCCGTCCCGCATGCAGGCGGCCAGATACCCGGCGTTCAGGAAGCCGCTGCCAAAGGTGCGCTGTGCCTTGCGGGCCGCCAGGCGCAGGCTCTCGTGGCTGGACTTGATGGCCTCGGCGCTGGAGGGGTTGTCGGTGACGAAGCCCAGATCATCCAGCGTCAGGCCGGTCTCGCCTGCAAACAGGGCGGCAAATGTGCGCAGCTGCTCGGTGTAGGGGCTCATGCTCTGCTGGGTGAACTGGCCCACCACCGGCTTGTCGCCGTCCTCGTCCTTGGTGAATTCCAGAAAACTGGAGATGGTGGCCTTCCACTTGTCCATCTGCTCGGCGTCGTTGGAGGTGCCCAGCACATATTTCTGCGGGAAGGAATAGAACTCGGCGCTGATCTCGCTGCGCTTGAGGGTGCGCAGGGCACCCTGCTGCAGGCCCATGCAGGCACGGGAGATGCGGCTGTGGCCAAAGGGCCGCTTGGCATCCGGGCGGTATACGACGGGCACCAGCAGCGGGGCCGGTGCGAGGTTTGGCACCTGATACGGCTTTTGGCCGTCGGGGTAATACCAGGTGCTGTCCGCCGTGAAGTAGGCCTCCAGCAGGGGCTTGTCCGTTTCCGGGTCGCGGGCCAGCACGGCATATCCTTCCGTGAGCAGGCCGGTCACCTCGTCCAGGATGCCGGTGGCGTTGCCGCCGTCGATGACCTGCAGCCGGGGGTAGCCGCTGCCGTCCGGGCTGATGTACAGAAAGCAGCAGCTGGAAATGAGGGCCGACAGCACGGCACTGTCAAACAGGGTGTCTGCGTTGTTCATCTGGTAGATGGAGTTCAGGTCAAAGTTATCATCCCGGAACTCCCGCCAGACCAGCCGGTCGGCCAGAGCGTCCACAGCTTTCCCGCACCAGCCCAGGGTCTCGGCAAACTGCCGGAACTCCGGCGGCGTGACCATGCCAAAATCCTTTACGGCGTTTTTCATCTCGTAGTACTTGTACCGGGTCAGCACTCGGCTGCGCTTCTGGTTCAGGCGGCGGCGCAGATAGGCCATGCCTTTCAGGTCGGTCATGGGCGGTGGATTCTCCTTTCACGAGAAAATATTCACAGTACGGTCTGGGAAGGTCAGAGGGCCCCCTGGGAGGGGGATGCCCCCGTCCCTGCGTGCGTGTCCCGGCGGCGCTGCGGGCCGTCTCAGCGGCTGCGGTACGCCGTCCAGTCGGTGCTCAGCGGCAGGGCCATGGAGGCATCTGCATCCGGCTCCGTCTGCTGCTCCACAGGCGTAAACAGCTTGTCGCTCTTCTGCCGGTTGCACCAGAAATGCGCCAGCTGCAGGTTGGCGAGGTCGCTGGGGTGGCCGCCCTTGGCCACCGGAATGATGTGGTCGATGCACGGCGAAAGCGGATGCGGAAACTTGTAGCTGAAATCCACAGGCTTGCCGCAGATACCGCACACGGTCTGGGTGGCGTAGATCTTTTTCTTGTTGCGTTCAAACGCCAGCCGGTGGGTGCCGTCCCGATCCGGGCGTGCAACAGTCTTTGCCATGGGCAGCTCCTTGGGGTGTGCTGCCTGCCGGTCTCCTCAAGGGGGAGGAGGCCTTTTGCAGGCAGGGGGTGTTTTGAAAGGCCGGGGTACAAAATGACCCCGGGGGTCTTTGCAGGCCCCGGGGGTATGAAAAAAGCCGCCCCTGCGGACGGCGGAAAATATCAAAAAAGGCCCGGCTGGTACATTCAGGCTGTTGGTCGGTAAATGTGTGTTCCCCTGTCGCAGCCGGGCAGCACAAAGCCCGCAGGATTGAAGGGAGTAAACCTTTCCTGCGGGCTCTTGCGATGATACTATTTTATCATGAAATCAAAGACATGTCACTGACGTCGTACTGACGTTTTACTGACATCTGTCACAGTTCCAAAGCATCCACACCTTTACGGTGATGACGGTAAACCTGCCGTACACAGATGCTCATCTTCTGTGCAATCTGCTCCCAGTCCTGAAAGCGGAGATACTTCAGCCGCAGGACCTCGTAGTCCTTCGGGTCGTCCACATCCTCCAGTCGGGCCATAAGTTCGGCGTGGAGATCATCACACAGCATGATCTGTGCATTCAAGGCTTTCTCGGCTCGTTCAATACGTTCTACAGTTCGTGCCAGACTCTGCCCATCACCGCTGCCGCCCGGCATTCCGGTCAGTTGCTGCGTGGTACAACCGGTGTCACGTTCTGCTTCATCTAAATCATCTCGCAGGTGCTTGGCCCTTACCATAGCGTCCCCGTACCGACTGAGCCAGCGTTTTTTCTCTTCGTAGGTCATGCCAGCTCCTCCACCCGGACGAACACCCCGCAGGGGTCCGACCAGAACTTCTCCACGATCTCGCTGCACACCTGGGCATCGTCGTCCCAGAAGTGCAGGCGGGTCATCTCATCCTTGAGGGCCTTTTCCAGGTTGTCAGTGTCCGGCTTGCTGGTGCGCCACGCACCGTTCCTGCGCCCCTCGGAGGGGAAGCACCACTTGACCAGCAGGCGCACCGGTCTGCCGGCAGGGATGGGCTTTGCCGGGGCGTGGGGTGCCAGATGGGCGTGGAGCTTGGCGCGGGCGGCTTTCAGCTCCGGGCTGTCGTGGAGCACCGCGTGGGGCTGGCCGCCCTTCATGTAGGCGTGCAGCTGCTTTGCGTTGTGGGTGGTGGTGGGCGGCTGCATGGGGACGAAGAATTGCATGTACATGGGGTTCACCTCGTTTTTCTTTTTCTCAGGGTTCGCCAACGTGATGGGGAGGGTTCCCCGGATGGATGGGGGCTGTGCACGCCCCATCCTCCGGGATCCCCATCACACACGGACGGATTATGCTTATTATATATAGGCATTTTCCGTCCCGGATCCGTAGGAAAATGCGGCATTTTCCGAAATCCGGAAGCCGGACGCGGACGGATTATGCGGGCATTTTACTGTTTTTGTACGTTGCGTAAAACAAAATATTGCAATTTGTAATCATCCGTTGGAACCGGGTTCTTTGCGTCCCACGTCCGCGCCATCTACCCAGTAACCGCCGTCGGCTTTCAGGCGGCGGCGCACGGTGTCCGGTTTCAGACCCATATACTCGGCCATGGCGTAGACAGTGACCTTGCCGTCCATCGTGCAGGATTCGTAGGCGGTGGACAGCTCCACGGACTTGTTCTTGGCCAGCTTCTCCTGGCTGCCCCAGCGCTTTTCCGCGCCGCGTGCGGCAAAGCCCTTGACGTCTCCGTCCGGCTGGAGATCTTCCAGCAGGCCGCTGTCCGGCTTGTGCACCGGGTAATCAAACCAGAGGTTGACCGGGTCGAACCGGGCAAACTCGCGCAGGGTGCCCTCGATGCGCCAGGCGGTCATGCCGTCGGCTTTTTTCTCGGCGGCAGCCACCTCGGCGTCGATGGCGCGCAGGTCGGCAAGGCCGAGTTTTTCCTTGGCAATGGCCAGCATCCGGGTGCGGCTGAGGGCATCGTCCGGGCCGTAGGCATCGGCATGGCCGCGCTTATCCAGCATGGCCTTGATGACCCGGCAGGCGGCCTTGTTGTGCAGCTGCTGGCGGATAGCATCGGTTGGCACCAGTTCGGTCATGTCCAGCATGGCGTCCGGATCGCGGGCAAACACGCCGGAACCGGACGCACGGTCCATGCTGCGCTTGCCGCCCTGGGCACCTTTGCTGTGGTGATGGCAGTAGATCACGGCGCAGTCCAGTGCGCGGCACACAAGGTCAAACTGGTTGCAGAACTTGGCCATCTGGTCGGCGCTGTTCTCGTCGCCGGTGATTACCTTATAAATGGGGTCCAGCACCACGGCCATGTAGCCCTTTTTCTGGGCCCGGCGGATGAGCTTGGGGGCCAGCTTGTCCATGGGCACGGACGCACCGCGCAGGTTCCAGATGTCAATGTTTTTCAGGTGCTCCGGCGGCAGGCCCATGGCGGTGTACACATCCTTGAAGCGGTGCAGGCAGGAGGCCCGATCCAGCTCCAGATTGATGTACAGCACCTTACCCTGGGCGCAGGAGAACTGGCCCAGCCACGGCTTGCCCTCGGCAATGGCGATGCACAGCTCGATGAGGGCAAAGCTCTTGCCGGCCTTGCTGGGGCCCGCCAGAAGCATCTTGTGCCCTTTGCGCAGCACCCCGAAGATGAGCGGGTCTGCCAGCGGGGGCAGGTGCTCCCAGTCGGCGGCGAGGTTCTCGGTGTCCGGCAGGTCGTCGGTCTCGGCTTCCAGCCAGTCCACCCACTCGTCCCAGCAGCTCTTGCCGAAATTGGTCTCCAGAAGCACCTGCCGCTTGTCGCAGCGCAGGATGCCGGGCATCCGGCTCAGGCGGCTGGGGTTGCGGTTCTGCTGGTCGATGGTCAGGCCGTTCTTCTGACATGCGGCGTAGAGGTAATCCACCCGCTTGCGGTACTCGGTGTAGTCCGGGGCGTCCACCTTGACGATGGCGTGGACACTCTTGCCGCCGGAGTAGACGAGGGCCGCGCAGGGCAGCTCCAGCTGCTTGATGATGGCCTGCTGCTTGCCCAGCTCCATGTTGTCGCACTCCACAAGGGCGTAGCGGTAGGCGGTGACGTTGGCGTCCTTGCGGCCTGTGCCGTCCACGGGGTTGAAGCAGATCCAGGCACCCACCTCCGGGTCCCAGTCGCCCAGCACCTTGCCGAGATCCCCGCCGCAGGTGTCCAGTTCGGCAAGGAGCTGCCCGGCGGTGCGGGTCCAGCTGCCCTTGGCCGGGCGGCGTTTGTCGTCGGCCATGAAACTCTCGGTGACATAGGCCACATACTCGTCCTCTTCAAACAGGGCCTGCAGGTAGCGCCTGAGCTGGTCCACAGGGTCCCACTGTTCCGGCAGGGCGAGATCGCGGGCTTCCACCCAACGGGGGTCTACCAGCTGGCCGTCCGTGCGGGCCGGGCCGGCGGAGATGTCGTCGTTCCAGTCCAGTGCATGGCCGGCAGGGCCTCTCCACCCGCTGGAATAGGCCAGCTGAAAGATACTGCTGGCCGTGACGGGGCTGCCCCCGCCGCCGTGGAAACTGGCCCACTTCTTGGCGCACTCGCCTTTGTGGTAGCGGCCCCCGTCCCGGGCGCTCCACTGTTCCCATGCTTCCACGGGCAGGCCGGCTTCCTTCAGGCCCATGCCCACCAGGATCCATTCGTCGTAGGTCAGGGCGGACGGGCTGAGAAAATCCAGCGCTTCTTTGAGTTCATTCGCATTGTCCATTCACGTTACCATCCAAAATCAAAAGGACTGTCTGCAGCAGGCGGCTCCGCAGCGGGGGTATAGGTGCGGGGGTTCACGCCCTTGGGCACGCCGCGCCAGCCCTGAGCCGCTATGCGATCAATCATGTGGCGGGCGGCCTCAAAGCTCCAGGTGCCCACATGCTGGAACCCGTACTTTTCCAGACAGCGGATCTGTTTGGGCGTGGTCAGGCCCTCGTCCCGGCGCTTGTTCAGGCGGTCCAGCAGCAGGGCGGCCTTGCCGGCGGATTCCACCGCATCCGGCAGGATGCCCAGCTTTTCCAGCGCGGCGGTCTGTTGCTCGCTGGGCGGACCGGCCTCCCAGCCAAAAGCGGGCACATACCCGGCCAGATCTTCGGCCTGAATGCTCATTTCGTACTGCAGCGGGTCCACCAGTTTTGCCTTTTTACGGCGCTGCTCTTCCAGCTGCTTGGCAAGGGCTTCTTCCCGCTGGGCCACCACGTCCTCGCTGGCCTGGGCGGCGGCCTCCTCGATGTCCTCCGGGCAGCCGGTCTCGGCCAGATGCTCGGTCATCTGGCGGGCCACAGTGCGGTCCTCACAGACCAGGTCTGCCGGGCGGCACAGCTCGTGCTTGTCGGTCATCCACAGGAAATCCAGCAACAGCAGGTCGGTCTTGCCCGGGGAAAGGCGGGTGCCGCGCCCCACCATCTGGCTGTACAGGCTGCGCACCTTGGTGGGCCGCAGCACCACCACGCAGTCCACGGAGGGGCAGTCCCAGCCCTCGGTCAGCAGCATGGAGTTGCACAGCACGTTGTACTTGCCGGCGTCGAAGTCGGCCAGCACTTCCTTGCGGTCGGCACTCTGGCCGTTGACCTCCGCCGCGCGGAAGCCGTGGGCGTTGAGCAGGTCGCGGAACTTCTGGCTGGTCTTGATCAGCGGCAGGAACACCACCGTTTTGCGGCTCTTGCAGCGCCGAGCCATTTCGGCGGCGATCTGCTCCAAATACGGATCAAGGGCTGTGCCCAGGTCGCCCACGGCGTAGTCGCCGCCGCTCATGGTCACGGATGTAATATCCAGCTGCAGCGGGATGGTCTGGGCCATGATCTTGCACAGATAGCCCTCCTTGATGGCGTCGGTCAGCTTGTACTCAAAGGCCAGGCTGTCGAACACCTCGCCCAGATTGCGCATGTCGCCGCGGTCCGGCGTGGCGGTGACGCCAAGCACCTTGGCCCCGCTGAAGTAGTCCAGGATGCGGCGGTAACCGTCGGTGATGGCGTGGTGGGCCTCGTCGATGATGATGGTGCCGAAATAATCCTGCGGGAAGCGTTCCAGCCGGGCGGTGCGCTGCAGGGTCTGCACGCTGCCCACCACCACCCGGAACCAGCTGTCCAGGCAGGTGGATTCGGCCTTTTCCACGGCGCTGACAAGGCCGGTGGAACGCTGCAGCTTGTCGGCAGCCTGTTCCAGCAGCTCGCCCCGGTGCGCCAGAATGAGCACCCGGTCGCCGGCACGCACCTGATCGGCAGCCACCGACGCAAACACAATGGTTTTGCCGGTGCCGGTGGGCAGCACCAGCAGGGTGCGGGTGTGGCCGGCGTCCCACTCGGCGTGGATGCGGTCACGGGCCTGCTGCTGGTAGGGTCTCAGTTCCTGCCCCATCAGAATGCCCCCTGCGTCCAGCCCTGCGAGGGTGCCGCCTTGGGTGCCGGGGGCGGCAGGAAGCGGGTCACCTCGTTGCTCTGGCCGGTCTCGCCTGCGTGGGGGCCGCTCTGCTTGGTGTATTCCCGGATGCCGAGGCGGCATAGGCCCTTGCTGCCCACCACCTCGTTCCAGCGGGGGCGGAAGGTTTCGCCGCGCTTGCACTGGCCGATGCTCTCAAAGAACGCGCCCAGCAGACCCTGGGTCTTGGTATGCAGGTACAGGCGGTGGGTCACGGTGGTGTCGCCCTTGGCCCCGCCATAAATGCGCAGGGTCAGTTTTGCCATGGAGCAGGGCGGCAGCTTGGCCCCGCCCTCATAGCGGGCACGCTCCATCTGGGTCACTTCAAAGGGGTACTCGCCCTCCGGCAGCAGCACGAATTCCTGCTGCTCGTTGGTAAACTCGTCATCCCAACCCAAAGCGAAACCTTCGTTGTTCATCTCGTTCATAATGCTTCTCCTTTATTTAATGTACGTTAAAACGGCAGGTCACGGCTGTCCAGAACCATCTGCAGCACCTGCGGCCATGCGGCGATCAGGCAGCCCTCCACAAAATCCATGGGGTAGTCCTTGATGGGCATATCCTCCGGGAAGTAGCCCCGCTCGCCCACTACATGCTGCAGCTCTTCCGGGGTCACGTTGTTGGCGCTCATGAGCGGAGCCAGTTTTTCCGGCACGCCCAACGCGATCAGGTCGGGCACCAGCAGGGCTTTGGGCACCGTCTCGGCGGGCGGTTCCGGCTGCGGTGCGGGTGCGGGCAGAATGTCCTCTTCCGGCGCACTCTGGGGCTTCTGCTGGGGGCGTGGCTGCGGTTCCGGCTGCGGTGCGGGCGCAGGTGTGGTGCCGGAGATGCAGGCGGCAATGCCGGCATAATCAAAGGGCATTTCGTCCGGCAGGCCAAAGCGGTTCTTGGCATCCCAGCAGGGGTGATGGGTGGTGTACATGACCCGGCGGCCGCCGCTGGCCTTGTTTTTGGCGTTTGGGCCGCTGCCCGCCTTTTCCACCACGGTCTTGTAGTTGGCGAACAACAGCATGTCGCACCACTCCCGCAGCAGCGGGGCCACCTGTTTGGAGGTCTTCATGCTCCAGCGGTCGTAGTTGCCCACGGCGTCCGGCTGCTCGAATTTGGTGATGGCGGCATGGGCCAGCACCACCACATTGTGCCCGGCGTTGAGCACCTCTTCCAGCGCGTCCAGCAGCTTGGCAAACTCCTCCTTGACGTAGGTGTAGCCCTTGCCGTAGCCAAAATCTTCGATGCCGTTGACCTTGGCACGGGCGCACACGGCCTGAATGCACAGGCGCTCGGCCCAGTCGGCTGTGTCGATGACCAGCGTGCCGCAGGGGATGCTGCCCTTGCGCACCTCGGCCACCTCGTCCAGCAGCATGGCCCAGCTTGTGGGCTGGGGCAGGCGCTTGACGTTCAGCCGCTTGGTGCCGCCCTCGGTGTCGATGAACACAGGGCTCGGGAAGTGGGAGGCAAAGGTGCTTTTGCCGATGCCCTCCGGGCCGTACAGCACGGTTTTGACGGGGGCGGTCTGGATGCCGCTGGTGACTGCATACTTGCTCATTTAAAACGCTCCTTTCGTCCAGCTCCGGGGCTGGGGCTTCTCTTCGGGCGGCACGGCGTCCTTGACCATGCCGTCCTCAATGATGATCTGGCACTCACTGCCGGTGGAAACGCGGGTAGCAATGGCCTGCAGGTCCTCGGCTTCCAGCCAGGCGGAAAACTCCTGCAGGGTGGTCATGTCCATCTGCTCCAGCTTGTCCAGCAGAACAAAGCCGCAGTCCGGGTTCAGCCGGCGCACGATGGCGGCGGCCACCCGCAGCTGGTCACTGCCGGACATATCCCGCCAGTGCTTGCCTTTGTAAGTAAGGACGCCGTCCTCCACGCTCAGCCCCGGCAGCGGCAGGTCTGCGCCGTTCAGCAGGGCCATGCGGTCGGCACGCTTCTGCTGGATGGATTCGGTCAGGCGGTCGTACTCGCTGGCGTACTGGGCGGCTTCGTCCTCAGCCCGGGATTTTTCCAGGTTGGCCCGCACCTTGCGGTTGGTCTCCTCAATGTCCCGGATGGAGGCTTCCAGTTCGGCGGTGGATTCGTCCTGAAGATCTTCAGCAGCAGTCTGGGCGATTTTTACATCGGCCTGCATGGTCGCCAGCCGCTGCTTTTCGCCAGTCAGCTGAAACTCAAGGTCTGCAACGACCTTTTTCTGCCGTTCAAGCAAATCCGAGAGCTGGGCCAGCTGCGTCCGCTTGCGCTGGTTCTCGCCGTTGCGGGCAAGGATGTCCTGTTGCTGGCGGATGAGGTCGGAAGCGCTGACCGGCTCCTCCGGTGCATCCGGGTAGGAGATCAGCTCCTCGGCAAAGTGCTTTTTCTGGGCGGCCAGCTGACCGGTGAAGGTGCGCTTGTCGTGCAGGCCCTTGATCTCCAGATCCCGGGTGTGCAGCTCGGCCCCAATGCCGATGATGCGCAGCAGGATGTCAGCCTTTTCCTTGTCCGATGCCTCCATAAAGCGGGGCAGGTCGAGGGCCAGCGGCTCCACAAAGGCGTTGAGCAGCTGCTGGCCGCTGCGCCGTCCGGTGGGGTCGGTAACGGTCAGGCTGGCGTTTTTGCCCTTGCGCTCCACAATCACGCCGTTGGACAGGGTGACTTTGAGGTGGGCCGGGGCGACCGCCCCGTCCCGCTGTGCGGCAGTAGGGCGGAAGCGCTCCCCGCCCAGCGCCCACGCCAGCGCGTCCAGCACACTGGTCTTGCCCTGATTGTTGTTGCCGCCTACGAGGGTGAGCCCGGTGGGGGCAGGGGTGAGCGCAACCGCCTTGATGCGCTTGACGTTTTCGGCCTCAAGGGCCGTAATGGTTACAGACATCTGGATACCTCCCCTTGGATCTGTCCGAGTGTGTGAACGAGCATATTGGTCAGCTGCTCCCGCTGTTCGGGCGGAAGCCTGCGGAGGGACGGGACCACCATTTTGCCGATGTTCTGGAAAGAACGGTCGGCCAAAAGTACGTTGTCATAGGAGCTGTGGGCATCCTGTTCGCTGCCGGAAGCGGTCTGTTCCAGCTGTGCCTGCAGGTCGGCGGTCATCTCGGCGGCCATTTCCCTGGCCTGACGCTCCACCTCTTCCTTGTCCACCACCGCAGTGATGGGCTGCTTCTTGAGTGCATCATTCTCGGCCTTGAGCTTGTCGCCCCGGAGCTTGGCGGCCTCGGCCACCTGCCGGGAGCCTGCAAGCTGGTTCTCCGCGTCCTTGGCGCGGGCTTCGGCCCTGTCGCGCTCAGCTTCGGCTTTCTGGCGCTGGAGGTTGGCGGCAATGCGGCTTTCGTCCGCATCGTGGTAACTCTGCTGGAGCTTGGCGTTCTGCTCGGTCAGACCCTGCACGTCCGCAAGGGCGGCATCCCGCTGGGCTTCGACATCTTGGATGTGGCTTTCCGCCCAAGCAGCCCGATTCTGGGCACCCAGCAGCTTGTCCCGCTCAGCCTCGGCAGCATCGGCCCGCTCTTTCTCGGCTTTGATCTGGGCCAGCAGGTCCTGATACTCCTTGTTCGTGGAAACCTCACCGTTCTTGACCTTCTCCACCAGCTCTGCCGGAGCGCTGGGCTTTGCCACGGCATACAGCAGGGTCGGCGGCAGGGCTTCCAGAATGGCCCGCTGGCGGGGGCTGCTGCCGTCCATCAGGGCAGAGACCTGCAGCAGTCGGTAGGCATTATCCTTGGTGATGCCGATAGACAGGCACCAGCTTTTGAACGTATCTTCGCTGTGCTGGTTATTTCGAGCTTTTCGCATTGTGCGAAAAGCTCCATCTTCACCGTTGTCCAATTGTTGGACAACGGTGCCACACAGTGCATCATGGGCGGCGGCAATGGCATTGCCCATGTGGACAAGGCCGCGCTCGGCCAGCTTTTTGCCGTGCTGGTACTCCTTTTCTGCAAAGTGCAGGTCCTCCACGATCTGGTCGGTCAGCCCGGAATAGTCGAACGCCGGGCGCATCTCATCCGGCACGGTGGTCAGGGGCTTGTCCTGTGTCGTCTGGGTTCCGGGCACTTCCGGTTTGTCAACATCCGCAGAGTGAGCGGGAGTTAAATGCTTTTCGCCTTCGGTCTGGTAGCTGTTGCACTCCTGCACGGGATGGCCGCAGCTGTGGCAGTTTCCGAAGCATTCTTCTTTGCACCCGCCACAGGTGCAGGTAAAGCAGATGCAGGAAGCAGGAACACCCAAGGAAGAATCCTCTTCCACTGGGTCGATGGGGGCGTTCTTGCAGGGCTTGGCATTTTCCAACGCGTCCAGCATTGCGCAGTCGATTTCGTACTCGTCCAGCGGGGCGAACTCCGCGCCGTTGGTCAGGAATGCCTGCGGAGTCAGCTTCTTATCTGCTGCTCTGGCCAGCTCAAATCTATGCGTCATGATGCGGCTTTCTTTCCAAATGCTGCCGTTCCAGCGCCAGAACCGTCCACGGTAACAGGCATAAACCGTCTTGTTGGAAAGTTTGGAACTGATGGTGTAGTCCGTCATACCCGCACCTCCATCTCCTTCAGCCGGTCGAGCATCTCGGCCTGCAGGTCTTTGCTCATGGGCACGAGGCTGTTGTTCTTCCACCCGTAGCACAGGATGGTGCCGTAGATGTTCTGCCCGCGGTAGATGCGGTTCAGCCCCTTGCCGAGGATGCCGTACACCAGCACCGCCGGGGTGCGGGGCAGCACCTTCTGCGTGCAATCGCAGCCCAGCATGGCTTCGATGCCCTGCAGCGTGTCCGGCAGGGTGGTGACGACCGGGGCTTTGCCCGGCTCGATCAGGATTCCTTTCATTGTAAAACCTCCGAAAATGTGATATCATCGGGGAGATGTGATTGGGAAAATCCATCATCCCTTGCAGCTCGTCGGTGCGCCAACACCGGCGGGCTTTTTGCTTGCCTTTCGGGCCCTGTACTGGCCGTAGCTCAGACCGGCGGCGTCGGCGGCCCGGACGTCAGCCCGGAAAGCGATATCCCGGGCCTCGGCCTGGAGCAGACGGCTGGCAGCACTGGAAGGCCGGGGCGTGAGAGACCGGATCTCCTCCTTGTGCCGAGCCTGCCACTGGGCGTGCAGCAGCCGTTTGCGCTGGGCGGCACACTCCGGGCACCGCATCTTTGTCTGGTACACCTGCTGCATCACCTTGCCGCAGTCCACACAGATGCGGGTGTAAGTCTTTCTGTTGCTGGCCATCAGGCGTCCCTCCGGTTCTGCCGGTACTCCGGCTCCTCGGTGCGGGCGTGGCGGCGGTCGATCCTGCCGTAACGGTTGCGGCGGGCGGCCTGCTCCCGTGTCTCTGCGGCAAAGCCCAGCCGCATCAGGGCCAGGCCTGCCAGGATCAGCGCCATGGCTGTGATGAACTGGCTGTCCGAGATGGTGCCGCCCACCTGCGCGGTGCCCTCAATGCCCAGGGCGTACAGCAGGCCCGCGCCGAAACTCCCGGCGGCCAGCACCTGCCAGACGGTGGATTTAATCTTCATCGTCGTCCTCCTCTTTCAGCTCGCGGATCGTGTTGTAGAGCAGTCCAGACACCCAGCCCAGCTGCCGCTCAAAATCGTCCGGGAAATAGCTCTTCAGAATCTGGGCGATTGCGCACACCAGAAGATGCAGCACGTCGCTGGGACCACCTTCGATCTTGATGGTCGAGCCCTCACTGTCGATGTAAAGTTTTTCCTTCATGTTTATGCTCCTTTCTCGACTTTCGGGAAGAAATACTCTCCGATCTGTTTCTGTGGAATGTGCAGCTCCCTGCAAATGGCGGTGATTTCGTAATGGCGCCACTCATTGTTCTTTTGCTCCGGCTTCGGGTTCAGGCGGGTGGACAGGGTGCTTTCACCCATGCCGACCAGCTTGGCGAACTCCCGGTGTTCAAACCCTTCGTCCTCGATGAGGCGGGCCAGCTTCAGGTAAGGGCTTCTTGGCCTTCTCATGGCTTTTGTCCTCCTTCTTTTTGCGGATGTGTGCCAGCCGCTCCGGCTGGCGTTTGTCCCAGCGCTGTTCTGCCCAGCGCTTGTTGTGGCCGTTCACGCTTCCAGTTCCAGCGCCCAGAACTCGGCCAAGGTCTGGCACACCGGCAGGGAAAAGCCGATCAGCTCCTCCCCGCCGGGTTTGAGCAAAATCATGTAACGTTCCATGGCTGTGTGTCTCCTCTTTTTAGTCCGGGCTGAAAGTCTGGAACCGGTCATCGTGCCGGCTCTTGAATTCTTTCAACTCTCGGATATCTTCCGGCGTACAGCCGGTGTCCTCGTACTGGGCGAGGCGCTGCACAAGCGTCTCCTTGCGCTCTGGGCTCCAGTAGCCCGTCTTAATCCCGCTGCTGCGGGGGTGTGTCAGTCGGTCCGTAGATCATGCCTCCTTGTTGTGGTCTCCCTTCTGCGGTAGAATAGAGAAGCAGAAGGGAGGTGAAAGGTGTGGACTATAGTCAGTTTGCAGTTGATTGTGGAAAACAAATTGCAGGCATGCTGAAAAACGACGTGGATTTTATGGCAATGCAAAAAGGGTTAACAGGAGTGATGAATATTCCGATGCCGGATATAAGCCCATCCATCCTAGAAAATCTTCAACTGGATTCCACTGGTGTGATTGCAAATTTATGTCATCAAATGTTGAATGTCGATTTGGTTCCATTGACCGCAACGTTTGCAAATACGATTGTGGAACAGCTGAACGGTTCGGCCTACCAGAATATGGCCAGCCAGTGGGCCGTTGGCCTGCTGGAAAGCATTCAGGATCTTCCAATCGTAGAATTTGAAGCCCGACAAGAAATTCCGGCAGAAGAAGTGCAGGAAGTGCTGACAGGTGTAAAAAGCTGCCTGCCGGAAGAAGCCATTGAATTGGTTGATGCCAAGGTGAAAGAGGCCCAGACGGCAGACAAGAAGATCTCCAACAGTGATTGGATCGCCATCATTGGAATCATTGTTACGATTCTCTTGTTTATCGTTGACCAATGCTCCTCGGTAGAGCACGAACAGAAAGAAGAAGCTGCATGGTCGGCCTTCGCCGAATACCAGCAAGAATCCATCGAACTCCAAAAACAGGACCTCACATTAAAGCAGGAGATTCTTGACTGTCTCAAGAATCGGAATGAGGCCGCTGCGGAGACTCAGGATGCTTCCGTAAACGCTCTCGAAGTTGCCCAGGAGGATTTCGAGGGTGCTGTAGATGTCGCTGATCTGCCAGACAATTCGCAAGAGCAGGAGACTTTGGACAAAGCAGGCGACGCTGAGAATTAAGCTGCTTCGTTTAAGTTTTTGAATCTCGTCCTCCATAACCCGGCCCTTCGTCTCCGGCGGTTCGCCGGGCTTTTTGTTGTCCTTCATCTTCTTCACCTCCTTGTTGATTATGGTGATGTCTGTCATGTGGTTTCTCCTTTCATGCCACGGGGCGGCTGTCCAGCTTCTTCAGGCTGGCCACCAGATTGATGGACGCCGCAGCGGTCTCCATCTGCTCGAATGCGTCCTCGTCCATGTCCTTGCACATGGTGTGGATGCGGATCACACGCTCCACGTCCTGCTGCGTCAGACCATACATGACGGGGTTCAGGGAATTGCTCTTTCGTGCCATAATAAGCACTCCTTTCTGTGGGTGGCTCCCACGACCATCCCGGCGGCGTCACCGGAATGGTTTCGGCCGCTGCCGTGCGGCCATCATCGGGTGGGTTGTGGGGTACTCCCTTCTGCTGTATACTGGGGCAGAAAGGAGTGTTTAAAATGCTGGACGTAAAAACGCTGAAGGTTCTGGAATTTCTGAATGAGCATCCTGATGAAGCCTTTTCCATCTATCAGATGGGAAAGCGTGGCATGACCGTCAACTTTGAAACGATGCAATGGCTGACGGACAAAAATATGGTTTTTCGTTATGAAGATGAGGATGCGTTCCGATATGAGTATGAAGAGCCGGAGTACACCTATCAGATCAATGCTGGTGGCCGTGTTGCTCTGGAAGAACAAAAGCATTTCACAAAAACTGAAAGGCGTGCCAACATTGCTCTTGGTTTGTCGGTTTTGAGCCTGCTTGTTGCCATTGCTACAGCCTTAAAAGGTTGATGAGCAGCGCAATGATGGACAGAGCGAAAGCAATACCGTATTTCAGGTCAAGGCGTGCATAGTATCGCTCGGTTTCTTCCAGCATCTTCTGGTCGAGTTCCTGCATCTTCTTGTCGAGCTGTTCCTGTTCTTCCGGTGTGCGGGGATAGTGATTCATCCTCTCCACCTCCCTTCGTTTAAGTGCGGCATGACGGTCGTTTGGCTGCTGTGATTGGTAGCTCTGCTCACAATATAGCACGGTTTTGCTATCATGTCAAGCAAAAAAAGCAAATGCTCAGCTAACTTTTTTCTTGACATCGTTGTTGACAGGTGTTACAATGCCAAGTGGAGAGGAGGTGAAAACCAATGAACGAACGCATCAAAAAAATCCTTGAAGAACTTGGCTTGAAAAAAGTTGAGTTCGCGGAACGTCTGCATATTTCCAGGCCGTATGCGTCTGAGCTTTGCTCTGGTGCAAAAGCCCCCAGCGACCGCACGATCAGCGACATCTGCCGGGAGTTTGGTGTCCGGGAAGCATGGCTGCGCGAAGGCGAGGGTGAAATGTTCGTGCAGGACACCCAGTCCGAGCAGGTGGCGGCCTTCCTGGCTGACCTGACCAAGGATGACAGCGACACCTTTAAAAAGCGTTTTGTCGAAATGCTGGCAGGCCTGAGCCCGGCGGACTGGGAGCTGCTGGAACGCATGGCCGAAAAACTGACGCAAAAAAAAGAGGGAAGCCCGTAAAGGCTTCCCTCGCATGGTGGCTGGCGGCTCATCCGATCAGGTGGCTTGCGTACACCCACACAAGCCGCAACTGGCGGAAATCGGCTTTTTCCAGCAGTTTCAAAATGGCATTGATGTAATCTTGTCGTGTCATGTGGCAATCCTCCGATTCGGTTTTATGTTCAAGAACATTATACAACCATTCGGCGTTGAATGCAACAACTTTTGACAACTGAAAACAAACGAAAAAATCGCAGAAAACTGGGATTTTTTCAGCAGAAAAAAGGAGAGAATCATGAAAAAGTCAGCAAAAAGGCTTTTAGGCGTTGTTTTTACACTGGCGCTGATGACGATTCTCGCATGCGGTGCCTTTGCGGCAAAGCCTGCGGTCGAGCTCACCGACGTCTATTTTACGGTCGATGCTTTTGACGGCGTCAGCCCCACGGTCTGCTTCCGGAATAATTCAAACAAAACCATTAAATACGTTACGTTCACGTTGGTTCCTCTTAATGCGGTCGGTGATAGAACTTCCTGTACAATCAGCGGCCGCTCGACGGTGACGGCACAGGTAGTAGGGCCGATTGCTCCGACAAGATTCGACCGAACGGTCGCAAACACGGTGACTTCCCCCGCGTCCATGGGGGATTTTGGGCCGTTCCAGGCACAGCAGCAGCTTGCAACGGATTATTACTTTGGCGCAGAAGAGCGCAACGGGCATAGAATCTTTTTGGACAAGGACGGTAATGCCTATTATGCTGATTCCTACACTCCGTCCTCTGTTCTGTCTGTGATCGACCATTCCAAGACGCGGGGTCAGCTGGATTCTACTACTTATCTGACAGATGACGAACTCCAGAATGCAATTTACAATGCAGCAGTGGAATGGGATTGCCTTTGGTACAACAGCACGATCGACGAGATTGCCGTGACCAAGGCGGATATCATCTATATGGACGGAAGTAAAGAGACTGTCAATCAAAAAGCCCTGTATTCGGGTCACTTCAGAAGCGACCCGACGAATCAGCCTTACTATGTGCTGACCAGCAAATACGCCCCTGTTTACGATTATCAGTATTACAAAGAGCACAACGCCGATCTGGCTGCCCTGTTTGGAGATAACCAGTGGAAGTATCTGGAGCATTTCGTAAACAGCGGCATGAAGGAAGGCCGTCAGGGCAGCAGTGCATTTAACCTTGCCGCCTACAAAGCAAACAATCCTGATCTGGTTGCCGCTTTTGGCGAAGATAACCAGAAATACTATGAGCACTATATCTCTTCCGGCAAGAGCGAAGGCCGGAAGGCATCCTGATTTTTGAATAAACAAAAACGCCCCACCGGCGGCAACCGGCAGGGCGTCAAAGAATGGCTTGCTCACGAGGAACAATCCAATCCAGCAGTTGTATTGTACCACCTCCGGGCAGGCTTGTCAAAGTGTACCCATGGAGGTGTATTTTATGGGAAAACGAACCAACACAGCAGCCTGGCTGCCGAATCAGCAGCGCTGGCAGATCAACGTCCAAAAGAATGGTGTGCGCAGATCCTTTACCAGCTCAAAGCCCGGCCGCACCGGCCAGCGTGAAGCCAATGCAAAGGCGGACGCATGGCTGGATGACGGCATCAGCAATACTCGGATGCTGGTAGAAGCAGCCTATCCGCAGTGGATCGGCGAGCTGAAATTGACCACCAGCCGCTCCAACTGGGAACCGATCCAGAGCCGGTGGAACGTCTGGGTGCGTCCAGTCATTGGCCGGAGGCGTGTGGGAGACCTGACGGAACAACAGCTGCAAGCCATCATCAACAAAGGATTTGCAGGAGGACTGAGCAAAAAATACCTTTCCAACATGTGCACGGATTTGACCATGTTCTGCAAATGGCTGCGCCTGAGCAAAATGTCCACTCTGCGGCCGGAAGAACTGCATGTGCCAAAGGGTGCACGCTCCAAGGAAAAAGAAATATTGCAGCCGGAGGATCTGCGTACACTTTTTGAGGTGGACACTACGATCCTGGACGGCAAACTGATCGAGGATCCTTATGTCAATGCGTACAGGTTTAGCGTTGTGACTGGCCTTCGTCCGGGCGAGCTGATCGGACTGAGCTGGAAGGACGTTAAGGGTGGCCGGGTGAAGATCCGGCGAGCTATAAACACCCGTGGCGAGGAAACCCGCGGCAAGAACGACAACGCTGTGCGCGCCTTTGCACTCACCGATAGTGCGGCCGCTATTCTGCAGGCACAGAAAAAGCTGACAGGCGGGCAGGAGAGCGTGTTTTGCATCTCCTGTGAGGACACCTATAGAAAATATTGGCGGCGCTACTGCGAGGCCAACGGCCTGCACTATGTCCCGCCGTATAATCTCCGGCACACGTTTGTATCACTGGCAAAAACGCTGCCAGAGGGGCAAGTCAAGCCCTTGGTTGGCCACTCCCGCCAGATGGATACGTTCGGGATATACGCGCATCTTATTCATGGCGAGGATGTGCAGACTGCCGCAGACCTGGACAACGTTCTCAGCAGGGTTCTTGATCCGGAAAGTCTTGAGAAGTAACACATTTTGTAACACGTTTCTATTTCTCGCACCGTGTTTACGGTTTCCTTCCCGGAGAAGTGGATTTCGGAATTTAACGGAAGTACGTTGGATATGTATGCCGGGTTTTCGCCGGAAAAGTTCTGGACCGGGTTCGACCCCCGTCGGCGGCATGAAGAAAAGCACCTGAGAACGATGGTTCTTGGGTGCTTTTTTTCATGCTTGTATTCCGGAAAGGGGATGATATGCACATGCTGCGGTCGAGCGGATGGAGAGGCTTTGCGGTCTGTTGCTGAATTTGTAAAATAAACGCAAGAGAAAACGCAAGAGAAATCTTAGCGACTTCTCTTGCGTTATTTTTTTTTTGCGTATTTTTAGGGAAAGCGAGGAAAAAAGCAGGACATGGCAAAGCACATGACCCAAGATGACCGCAAGACGCTGGAAGCCCGGTACAATGCCGGGCAGAGTGTGGCGGGGATCGCAAGGGCGATGCAGTTCAACTATTCGACCATCTACAAGGAACTGAAGCGCGGCGACACCGGTAAGATGGACGCCAATGGCCGTGCTGGGTACAGCGCAGCGCTGGGACAGCAGCGCTTGTACAACAAGAAGCAGCAGCTCAGGTATTGGGCTGACCGCCCGGCGGGTGAGACGGATGCTTGAACTGGCAATCTGGATGTATCACATCGGAAATCCTGACCCGGTGGTTCGGGTCATTACAGATGTTGCGACCGGCCTTGTGATTCTGTGGGGCGTGGTGAACCACTACGCAAAGAAAGAATCTGACAAGGAGTTCATGGACGTTTACAACGAGATGCGAAACTGGAAAGCGGTGGCGCACTACAATGCAGAGCAGGCGCAAGAGCTGCGAGAAAGGCTAAATGAAAAGTGGGAGGATTTGAGAAAGTGATACTTGAAAAACTACACCGGAGAATCAACAGCTTCAATAAGGCGTTCAACTGGCGGCGATTCCGCCGCGATGCGTTGCACCTGGGCGAAAGCCTGCTGGTGTTCGGCGTGCTGTACGGAATTTTCTCAACCTTGATCTGGGGCGTTTGCTGGATCTTCAAAATCAATTACGACCCGGATCTTGTTGCCGTTGCATGGGCGGTGCCGGTGCTGCTGGACACGCTGGTAAACAAGGCTTACGACTGGAACAACGAAGTCCGGGACTGGGACTGACAGAACCGGAAAGGCATGGGCAGACCTACCCGCCCACCATGCGGCTGAACTACGAGGGGAAGCCGCCCGGCTACCGCAAGGCCGGGGCCTTACCTGCTGGGGGCAGAAAGAACACGGCAGGGCGGTCCGCATGGGCAGGAGGAGCGGTATCATTTGTCCGACGCCGCTCTTTTGATATGGTACAGCCAGTGCAGGAGGGGGTGCATTCCCTTCCGTCCGGTGCTAACACCGGAATGTACCACCATTGACCGAATATTCACGCAGCACAGAAAGGACAAACAACATGGGAGAAGATTGCAAGGCAAAGATCGAAGTGGTACTGAATAACGAGGATTATGTGGAGGTGTACCTGAACGGCAAAACCACTACCCTGCAGAATATGGCAATCAGCGTGATGACGAAGACCATCGCACTGGGCGAGGACAGCTGGGATGATGCAAAGCTGCGGTTGGTAGAAGCTGTTTTCGCCCTCCCGCTGGCGCTGGAAAAGGCGTGGAAAGAAAAGGAAGCAGACAACGCCGCAGCCACCGACAAGAGCGTGGCTGCCGATACTGCCCAGGATGCCGCGCAGAAGGCGTAAGGGGGAACAATCATGGACAAGAAGCTCCTGAAAGAAGAGTACAAGCGGCTGCTGACGAAGGCCATTGAAGGCAGACCAGGCGGCATGGCATTGATGATTGCCCTGGAAGAAACGGACTTCTACAACTCGCCCGCCAGCGCAAAGCATCACCTGAACGTCCCCGGTGGCCTGCTGCTACACTCGCTCAACGTAGCGAGGGCTGCACTGGAACTGTGCGAGAATATGCCGCAGTTTGCAGGGTGCGATAAGAACGCAGTCCTGACTGCAGCCCTGCTCCACGACGTTTGCAAAGCCGGAAATTACATCCAGAAACCGGATGGAAGCTATCAGTATAGAGATACGGATTTGCTGGGGCACGGTGAAGCGTCCGTAATCAACATTCAGCACTGGATCCACCTGACGGAAAAGGAAGTTCTGGCAATCCGGTGGCACATGGGTGCCTATACCGGAGAACGGGACTGGGACACTCTTAGCAAGGCATACGACAGATACCCGGAAGTCCTGTGCCTGCACATGGCTGACATGATCGCAACGCACATCATGGAGGCAGGAGAGTGAACGGGCACGCTGATTACATAGATCTTCCGAACGGCAAGAGAATGGAACTATCAGCAAGTATACCGGATATCGAGGAAGTGCCGGGACCTTTGTCGGACGAAGAAAAAGCACTTATCGAAATGCTGGAAAATGAGTTTGAAACATTCGTTGCAGAGTTTTACACAGGTAGGCCATTGTGGAAAAGAAGAAACCTCAACATCCCAGAGCGCTGGGAAGTAGTGCAGGACAAACGCCGCTGCACTTCCCCGCTTGGGCGGTGCAGCTACCTACATAAAGCAAGGAAGGTCAAGAGTTTGGCAAGGAGCGTACACACCAGAATTGCTCCGCACAGGGGCACAAAGAAGAATGACGTGGAACAGTGCAAACACACGTTCAAAATAACCGCTGCCCGGTGCGCGCCATGCAGCGGTTACAACGTGGAGTGCAAGCACTACGAGAGAAACAATGCTGCTGATACAAAGCATAGTTCTTCTCTAGCGTAAGATAAGCAGCCCTGCACCGCAGAAGCGGGGCTGCTTTTTATATGGCGCAGAGCACTTCTTATAGGCGGAAGTGCTGCGAATGGGGTCAGACCCCGTCTGCGCCTTGGTTGTTTTCCATGAAAGCCGGGAAACTTTGAAACCGGTTGCCCGGCATAGCGGAATGGTGCTGTACAGCAGCGTCCTCCTTTCCGTTCAAGCCCGGTGAAAGACCGGGCTGCCATTTCCGCGAAAGACGCACCCGCATGGATTTGACGGGAATGGGTGCGCCGCAGCATGAGCGTAGAAATGCCCTGTTCAATCCGCCCAGGAACAAAAGCGGTAGGCCATTGCCGTGGCCGCCCCGTCCGGCGCTCTCTTGCCGGGCGGGTTTGATATGCGGACGCATAGAGGATGCACCTGCTTCTGATAATCCCCCATGAACAGGTGAGCCAGTTCGATGCTGGCCGTCCGTGCAAGAAAAAGCGAGGAAAGCAAAATGAAACTTGAATGCCTGACACCAGAATTTCCGCAAGGAGCAAGAGTTTACAGCGTGGACGGTGTGGCACCTTCCCTGCTGAATAGTGCATCGGCTATGAGATCGCAGGCGATTCTGGTCAGCGGGGGGGGCAGCATGAAAATCTGTGAGAATAGGCCGGTGATTTGCAGAGCATCCGGCCAGGCATCGGCGGACACACTGAACGAAACTTGCCAATGTCTAACGTGCGACCATGAAGCACCTATTGTGGTAGGAGCGTACTGTATGGCTGGAAATTTTGTTGACCGAAACACCAACCAGAACGGATGCGGAGTGAGAGAAAATGCTTCGTTCACGCTGAACACGGTAGACCGGCACGCTGTTGCCTACGATGCAAGGCATCACTGCCTTGGCGGAGAGGTCAGTGGGACATTGCAGGCAAAGGGAGAAGGAGGATGGAGCTTGAACTACATAAATCCGGTACTCCAACCGTTGCCTGAAAATGCGGTCGGCATCGACCTCTACAACGGAGCCGTCACCGGGAACACTGCGGCCACCCTCACAAAGAAAAATGATGGAACATCAAGCGGCCCAGAAGTTGCCCAAAGAAAAACGCCGGACTGGATCGTGCGCAGACTGATTCCACTGGAATGTGGCAGACTGCAAGGCTTCCCGGACGGGTGGGCAGAAATTGAGCCGCTGACCGACTTGCGGGAACTGCCGTTCTGGCGTAAGGTCTACGCAAAGGACTGTGAAATCAAAGGGAAAAAGCCAAACCGGAAGATCATGCAGGCAGACAGCGAAGAAGGCGGGCGCGCCCTGATGCGCTGGCATGATGGCCTGCACAGCATGGCGGCAGAGTACGCAATGTGGGGCAACGGAATGGCGCTGCCGAACGCATTGTTCTTTGTGAAAAGTGCATTCCGCGAACTGGGAAAACCGCCCGGAGAAGTAAAATTAGGCAGTCTATTCGATGGAAGCGGAACGATGCCGTTGTGTGCCGCAATGTGCGGTGGGCATCCGGTATGGGCAAGCGAGATAGAGCCGTATCCCATTGCCGTCACAAAGACGCACCTGCCGAACATGAAGCATCTTGGAAGCGTTACGGACATCAAGGGGTTCCTGATCGAACCGGTTGACATCATAACGTTCGGAAGTCCATGTCAGGACTTGAGCATCGCAGGAAAACGGGCTGGCCTTGATGGTGCCAGATCAGGATTGTTCTGGGAGGCGGTACGCATTATCTGGGAAATGTTGCTGGCGACCGGCGGCAAATATCCTAGGTTCGTCATCTGGGAGAACGTGCCAGGTGCCCTGTCATCGAACAAAGGAAAGGATTTTGAAGTTGTTCTCAACGAATTACTACACCTCAGAGAGTTTGCCGGAGGTAGAGCAGATCAGTCTATTCTCCAACATGGCAAGTGGGGGGGCTTCGCAAACTACGGAGCTGTTGCCTATCGAATCGTCAATGCTCAACACTGGGGAATCCCCCAGCGCCGGCGCAGAGTATATGCTGTCTGCGATACTAGTGGAGAATCCGCCGGAGTGGTCGTTTTTGAGCGAAAAGGCACTGAATGGAATTTTGAACCGTGCATCCCGCAGGGGAAAGAAGTTGCAGGACTTACTGCTGACTGCTATTCATGGCATGATCGAATGGTGGCATCAAAACCCAGCGGGGGGGGGCAACGTGGAGCGTACACAATGAAAATCCGCAGCGGATGTGACGGCGGAGGAAAAGGAGCGCTTGTTCAAGAAGAACTTTCGGCAACACTGGCGACGCACCAAGATCAAACGCTATTCGAGCTTCGGAATGCGGTGCTGAACGACCAGGGCGGCGGCTTCATGGAGGTTACGCACGGGATGACTGAAACGCTAAGGACGCAGGAGCACGGGCACCCGCCAATCACATTTGACAAAATAGAAGGAGCAAAGAATCGGTGAAAATTGATGTGGGAAAAATCGCTCTGGTGGCGGTCATGATTGCAGGTATACAGACCGGTGTGCTTTATCACCGTATTGATGATCTGGAATGTCAGCGGGATATTTACAAGTCCCGGTATGAGGACTGGGAGGGCGTGTCGAAAGAGATTGCAGAGTACGCCGATACCCTGCGGGATTCTCTGAAAGCACGGGACCGACTGGATGGAAAATTGCTAGTTGAGGATGCTGGCGATTTTCTCTGCACGGCCTACTGTACCGAAAAGCGGGAGCATATCTGCGGCACAGGAACCGGGATCACAGCCAGCGGTGCACCGGTAGAAGCTGACGTGACGGTGGCGGCTGACCCGGATGTGTTCCCGTTTGGAACCATCCTCTATATCGAGGACATAGGAGTGCGGATCGTTCAGGACAAGGGGGCAGGAATCCAGGGAAAGCACCTGGATGTGGCGGTTTCCGGCAGTCATGAAGATGCTCTGAATTGGAATGGCTACGGGACGCATAGAGTTTGGATTATCAAAGAAGGAGAATAAAAATATGGACGGATTTGTGAAAACACTGGGTGTTCTGATGGTTTTGGCAGCTGTGGCACTGTGGGCGGCATTGATTTTCTTTGTGCCGGCCGCACTGATTAAATTCCTTTGGCTGTATCTGGTGGCATGATGGACAATGAAACGCTGACACGGATTCTGTCCGCACGATTTATAACGTGTAATGAGCAGGCCCGAAAAGGCAGTAAGGGATGCACGAAAGAGTGCAAACTCTATGAGCTGCAAGAACCGGGTATGACCTGCCGGGACAGCGTCCTTCTCCACGCAGAGGAAGCAAAGAAAATTTTGAAAATAAGGTCGCACAACTCCTGACACAGGCCGCCCGCTGCGGCGGCCTTTTTTGTGAGCATGGGAACAGGCCCGGCCCGGTTCAACTCCGGGATTGCCCAAAACTGAAAGGAGAACACACCGATGCAGAGGTACTACATTTTGCTGAAAGCGACCGGTGCTGGTGGGTGGCCGGGTTGGCTGCCGTACCGGCTGGATGCGGACAGCACCGAACAGGCTGTTGAAAAAGCCAAGGAGCAGGCCGAGAATCATTACCCGGAGTACGAAAAGTTTGAAGTTCAGGCTATCGAAATTGAAAGGAGAAGCAAATGAAGCTGGCAGCAATCGCAAAGCTCATTAAGGCAGATGGGTACTGTAAACTCTACAAAGTGTTCTATGACGATTGCAGAACCTATGATTTGTACATTGGAACCAAAACGGCAATCTTCCCGCTGACCGGATTTCCGAAGGCACAAAATGAAAGTGAGTTGGCAACCCTCCTGGGCATCAGCAAAAAGGAATGGGCAGACATCGAGTTTGATAATGACTGCCCGGATGATCTCCATCACATCGAAGGGATGGATTTGGACGACACGGCAGACGGAGAAATGGACTGCGTGACCGGAAGAATCGGTATCCGGTACTGCGGGTGTGAACTGGTTCCAATGATCGAGCCTGTTTCGGGAACGGTCGGTTTTGTGGATGCGAAGCAGATCATGCCAGTCGCAGATGAAATCCGCAAGAGCGGATATTTCAAATACTGCGCCAGGAAGATGGCGAGCGGCGGACGCTACTATGTTATCAAGGACGGAATGGTGGTGCGCGGCGCGGTGCTTCCTGTAAAGCTGGAACCTCTGGCAAAGTCTGGACTGCGTGAGCTTGCCGACATGGTGAAAAAGACTAGGGATGTTGCCGATGTGGAGGACTTGAGCGAACAGGAGGACAAAAACGATGCGTAAGACTTTGGAACTGCTGGCTTTGTCCACCTGCACTGCCGCGCTGTGCGTAACACTGACTGGGTGTGAAGCAGTCAAGGGCACAGCAAGCGGTGAAAAACCGGTCAAGACGGTATATGTTTACCTGCCGGACGGCACTTTACTGGACAAAGGACGGGCGGACAAGGTAAGTTCGTTTGCACACAATGATCGTATCGTGAAAGTCACGATTGACGGGAAAACATACGAGACCAGCTGGGCCAATGTGGTTTTAGTGGAGGAATAACGATGAGCAAGATTTTGAAAAGTGTAACCTTGGGTGATGTGAAAAATGGTGGCATATTCAGGGCGCTGGGCAAGGAGTTTGTGAAGCTGGATGCAGACGAACACGGCTGTCTGGTACTGGCAAAGGACATTTGGACGAGAATGCCGTTCCGCGACGGCGACGACCCGGAATACCCCAACGATCTGCGCCGGAGCGAGATTATGCCATATCTGGGTAACTGCCTGGCAGAGTTTACAAAGAACGGCACTCCGCTGAGTACATTCATTCCGCTCAGAATCGACCTTCAGGACACGACCGGCCAGAACGAATACGGAATCTTTGAAGTGAGGATTGGCCTGTTGACCCTGCGCGGGTACGGAAAATATTGGCGGCTGATCCCGAAGGTAGATGCGCCGTGGTGGTTGGCAACGCCTTACGGTACGCCGAATTGCTCTCCGTACACCAACAATAGCAACAACGTCTGGTACGTCTACACCGATGGCTCCAACAGCAACATCTGGTACGGCTACTCCTATGGTGTTCGCCCCGTTTTGTGCTTTTCCTCTGCACTCTTGGTCTCTGTCGAGGACGAAAGAGAGGCCGGGTTTTCGCTTTCCGATGTTCCGCTGGATGACCTGCTGGCCGAAATCAAGAGCCGGACGGAGGGCTAATCATGGATGCGGTAAAAAATGACGTGAAGCGGCTGGTCAAAATTGAGCTGGCCGCTGCAAACAAGAAGTTTCGGATGTTTGCAGGGCCGCATGAGGGCGCGGGAATCATCCAAGAAGAAGTCGTGGAAGCTGCGCAGGAGATGAACGGTCTGCGTCAGGAACTCAATGCAATGTGGATGAATGTTTACTCCAACAATCCGCAGATTTCCACGAAGGGTGTATATGACCGGGCTGTTGCTCTGGCCGTGGAAGCTATTCAGACAGCAGCGATGGCCCGGAAGTTTGAGCGCAGCCAGCGCCGTCACTGGCCGGGGGCAAAGGATCCGCACTATGGTGAAGAAGAATGACGCACCTACCGAAATCGAGACCATCACGCTGACCATGAGCCGCCCGGTGGCCGAGGCTGTGCAAGCGGCCTGCGAGTGGTATCTGCGGCTGCACATGGGACAGTTTTGGGATCTGGCAGAAGACTTGTGCTTTGCAAAATTCTACTCGGACGCGGAAAACAATGCGTTTCAGAGCGAGGAACAGCGTAAAAACGCTTTTAATGTTGCGATAGGCCGCAGAAATACCATGCTGCTAGAAATGGAACGGCTGTACAGCAGATGCGTTCTCCCGGCCCCGACCTCAGACGTAATGAAGGTGCCGTACCGGGCAGAACAGGTATGGCTTGCCATTCGCCACGCCCTGGCATGGCATGACAAGCCGGAGGGCGATCCATGGAATGTGTGCTTTGATAAGCCGCTGAACCGCAGCGACCAGCCGCAGCCGGTAGTAAAACTCAATGAAAAGCAGGAGGCAAAGAAATGAGAAAGATTTTCATGGTGGGAGCATCTGCGGCGGCAAGCGTTTTGCTGATGACGGGATGCAACAAGCAGGTAATTGATTTGACCTACGAATATTCGCAGGCACAGATTAAAATGCCGGATGGAACCGTAATTGAGGGCAAGGTGGATAGCTGGAACGATTATGAAGGCGACCAGTTACAGGTCAAAATTAACGGAACAACATATCTGGCCCATTCGTCAAACGTGGTCCTCTGGCACTGAGCAAGGGCAAAGTTCGGGATCGAGAGGAAGAAGTTGCACCCGAATCTTGAAGATTTTGAAGTTGGAAAGTTGGAGACAGTACCATGAGACAGAACGGAGCAATGTTTATCTGCAACCGGTGCAGAAAGCAGGTGTTCGCGGAACGGTTCGACGATGGTGTGTTTGACCAGAAAGCATTGGATGGTTGGGCGCTTGAAATGAGAAACATCCATGGAATCGGAGATCTGTGCCCGGAGTGCTACAAAGTGTACCGCGAAACGATGAATCGTTTTTATGAAGGTGGCCGACATGGAGGATAAGACAGATAACTCCAAGAAAAAGGAAGAACACGATTCTTTGAAACCTGCAAGGGATGCCATTGCAACTGCTATGCGGGCCGCCCAATTTGCGAAAGCGATCGGCACCCCACTGCCGAAACCACTTAAATGGCAGCGTGAATTCTATGACGCTACCGGTGTGTTTCCATACGGCTGGTATGAGTGCCCGGTATGCGGGTACAGGACAGATTGGGAACCGCACGCCTGTCCGATTTGCCACACACTGCTAGAACCGTGACGAAAGGAACACAGGATGATGGAACCTGAAAGAACCTGCTGCACCTGCCGCTGGCATGAGGGCTACACCTGGGTATGCTTCAACGGCAATTCTCCGAACTGTGCCGACTTCACTGACCCGGAGGACACCTGCGAGTGCTGGGAAGTCAGAACGGAAGAAAACAGCATCGGTGACTACGAAGTAAACTAATCAAGCTCTAATCAAGAATTAAGCAAGCCCGTCGTTAAATTGCCGCCCTGACGAGGCGGCAAGGGGCTTGTATGTGTAACTTAATCTAGCGACCACGGAAGAACACGCCGGGGAAAGCGGGGGTCAAGGGGGAGAAAACGAGGGCGGGTCTGTAGGGCTTGACGGAATGGGAAACTTAGAAAGACCTGCCCGGCGTTGTGTCCCCCTTGTCCTGCGAAGCCGTGTGTGTTTGGTCCACAGAAAAGAAAATCCCAGTAGAACTTTGCGGAAGGAGGAAGTGAACGGTGCGGGCATGGTACATTCGGGAGCAGAAACACATTCTCGGAACATCCGATTATGCAGAAGTGGATCTCTTTGAAACAACGGACAAGGAACACACCGCGAGCACCCGCCGCAAAAGAGAGCTGGCAACCTCCATTGCGCAGCAGAAGTATAACGACATGATAGCGAGACGGTATTTCTGCCAGCTGGCCTATACGAATTTCGGGGAAAGCGACTGGGCGGTCACGTTTACATACGACCACGGCCACCAGCCAGCACCCGGAGATTTTGACCAAGTAGACCGGGACTGGACGAATTTTACCCGCCGCTTGAAGCGCTTCTGCAAAAAGATGGGTCGAGAAGCATCCAAGTGGATGCAGGTTGCAGAGTACAGCGTGGTGGACGAGGACGGGAAAGTTACCGGCAGACACCACCATCATGTGATCCTGCAAGGCAATCTGACATGGCAGGAGATCAAGGACTTGTGGCGGGACAGCACCGGGCGGCCGATGGGACTTGTGAAAGTTGAGCCTATCGACCTGACCTGTTCCAGTTTTGAACGCCTGACAACCTACATGACGAAAGCCCGCGCCCGTATCCGGCGCTGGCGGCAGAGCCAAGGGCTGCAAAAACCGAAAACCCCGCGCCCGAACGACACCAGATGGAGCCGCAAGCGCTTTGACGAAGCGTTTGCCCTGCCGGATGATCGTGAATACTGGGAGAAAAAATACCCCGGTTATACCCTGCGCGAGTGCGAACAGCACATCACGGGGAACAACACCAAGCACCTGATCGTGAAACTGAAAAAGAAGCCGGACACCCGGCGGAAGAACAGGAGGAACCAGCCATGAGCGCCAGACTGGAACTGGACGACCTGCCGCCGCGCTACCGTGCGCAGGCGGAAAAGCAGCTTGCACAGAGAAGGTGCGGGGGCAAAGCTGCACCTGCATCGTTGGAAGCCGCTGTGAATGCCGCCAGATCGACCGGACACGAGTTTGACAGCCGGGGCGAGTATGACTACTACATGGGAACTGTTCTGCCCAAAGTCCAGAGTGGCGAGGTCGTGAAGGTAGAGCTGCACCGCAGGTTTACTATGCTGCCGGAAAAAGAATACGGCAATGTGAAGCTCCCGGCGGCGCACTATACCCCGGATTTTGTGCTGACCTATGCTGATGGCACGGTTGAGGTGGTGGAAGTGAAAAGCAAATTCACCCGGCGGCAGCAGCGTGATTACATCCACCGCCGCCGTATGTTTATCGATCTTGTGGCAGAACCGCAGCACTGGCGGTTTATTGAGTATATCACGCCAGATACGGCGGAAGAAATCAGAAAGTGGAAGCGCCTGGCCGAACAGGCGGGAAAGGATTCATCATGGGAAAAAGCAGGGCAAGGATGCCAGCATTCTACCGGCAGAGCATCCAGAATGCAGTGAATCAGCAAATCAACATCGGCAAGTCGAAGCACCGCACGACGCTGAACCGTGAGGCAATCGGGCAGGTCGTTTCGTACTGCGCAGTTGCCGCGGCACATGATCTCTGGGACTGGGGAGAGAAAGAATCTACGCTCCTGACCTTGAAGATGAACAATGCTGCATCCCGGTACATTCTGGATCATGACAAGTATGGTGCACCGGAAGCAAAAAAGCGACTGGAAGCGCGCACTGCCCACCTGATGCCGGAAGAATTTTGGCTTCCGGTGGGCAGTCTGGTAGGCTCTGAAAAAAAGCTGCGTGTTCTGGCTGAACGCCGGGACGCTGCAAAGATGATCGTTCGTTTCTTTGTGGAATCGCTGGAAGAAATGGAGTACACCCCTGAACAGATCGAGGCCGTGAAGGAAGAAATCAAGAAAAATTACCAGCAGTTCCTCGGCTGGGTGGACGATGGCGGAGAAGAATTTGCCTATGATCGTCTGCGCCGGGTCATTGAGGACATTTACGGCGTGGGTGCCATGGTTGAGCGCGTCAAGGGTGAAGAACCCGTTTTCGGAGAACCCCTTTTCAAGAAAGATTTTTGATTTTTTGGGAGGACTGAGCAGTGAAAGTACACGAGGCGGAGGCAATCTTGAAATATTATGCGGACATCCCGCAGCGGATAGAGATCATCCGCCGTCAGTGCACCGCACTGAGCGATGAAGTGGACCCTATGCGGGGCATGGGCACCGATGGAATGCCCCGTGGCGGAACGCCTGGGGACAGCACGGCGGCGATGGCCTGCCGGATGGATGAACTGGACATTGGAGACCAACTGCGTCAGCTGGAACGGCAGCGGGCTGTGTTGCTGGAAGATCAGAACATTATCCGAGGACAAATGAACCGGCTGGACAGTGGCCACAATCTGATTTTAACGGAGTTCTACATCAGCCACAAAAAATGGCACGAAGTACAGCAGAAAGTTCCATACAGTGTGCAGCACTTGAAGTACCTGCGAAACGTCGCTCTTGCACAGCTGGGAAGGAACCTGGAACGGCTCCCGGAGTGCGCCGCTTTATTATCGCGTGCGTTAAACACGCGCGAGGAACAGCGCCGAGCGGATGCCTGGGCGGAGGGTGACATTCTCTTATAGGCAAGGCTGCCTGCGGAACTTCATGTGCAGGCGCTTCCGCAAAATCGTGTCCGATGGTCGTAGAAAAACAAACACGACTACCCCAAAAATCTGAAAACAGGCATAGAAATAACCCGGCGGGCAGTTGGCCTACCGGGTTTCGTGCAAAGGAGGACAAAGTTATGGGAAAGAAGCATAAAAACAAGGTTCGGGTGCTGCCCGGAAGGATGTATAGGCTGGTGCGGAGTGACAGGAGCGTATACTGTGACGCAGAGAACGCGCTCAGAACCTGCTTTATCAAAGAAACCAAAGAGCAGCAGGCCGCACGGGAAGAGGGCGAACTGTGCCGGTTCGTGAGGATGGCACCGGATGGTGGCGTTGAACTGATTTCAAACGCAGGAAGCGTAGTCCGTTTCAAGAACGCAGAAGATCTTGCGAAAACGCTGCGTTTCGCAAAAGATGTGCTGAGGGTTACGGAGGCCTTGAAAAATGGGAATCAAAATTGAACTGACCGATGATGAAATTATTGAACCGTCTGGCGGAATAGCAATGTTTAACCTTCCGGGCGGAGAATTTCCGGGGAACGAGGATGTGCTGTTTGATCTGCGCTGGTCTGTGATTCCACGGAGAGAGGGCGGAATTGAAGTCTTTGGAGGAAATGATGGCAAAATAGTCCTGGAATCGGAAGAAGAGGTAAAGGATCTGTGCGAAGCTATGATACGTCAAATTAGAGCAAAACCGATATTCTCGGATTCAGGAGAGCCGCTGCTGGACTGCCAATCTGAAAGGCGGGCAGCTGAACCGGATTTACGCGAAGGAGGACAAAGTGAAGATCAAAATTGAGATTGACAGCGGCATGATAAGCCCGCGAGAATATGCCGTTAGAACCATCGCAAAAGAAATCGTGAAAACTGGAATCAAAGAAAAGCAGATCTGGTACAACGAAGCGGCAATCCAAACCGAATTGGAAAATGCAGAGGTAGGAAAGCTCGTCAGGTGTTGGTTAAAAAATGTTTGGCCGCTTCCACAGCTACGTTCTTTGCAATCTCGATTATCACATCTGCGCTGAAAGAGCCGGCCTTTTTGGCAACGCTTTTGACCTTTTCCCAGTTCGTATCAGACCGAATGTTTTCAAGAAATCTATGCCCATCAGGCGTAATGCGGGAAATGGGAATGCGATAAGTGTCTTTCGAGAAAAGCGTTTCAACAAACCCGGATTTGACGCAATACTCAACGGCGTAAAAGAGATCGTCGTTGTCGTAGGTCTTTTCAAGTTCAAGCTGGTAGGCTGGCGGTGTTTCCGGGTCATCCAGCAGGAAGTCGTTCACATTGTTTTTCTGGTAAGAAATGAAATAGCAATAGTGGTTATAGTCTGTGTACTCTTCTGCGCAAAGCATAACGGCGCGGACGCAATCCATGTTTAACTTCATACAAACCATCCTTTCAACACCATAAGCCCGTCAGGTCATCGACCCGGCGGGCTTTTTTGGATTTTGTGATTTACTTTTCGTGCGGCGGCTGGTCATCCGGCGGAGCGTTGCGCTTGAAGATGATCTGCGGTTCGTTCGGATCCCGGCCTTCCTCTTTGGCGTTCTGGGCGATTTCGTCCATCAGGCCGACAGGAAAACCGTTTTCGTCGAGCGGCCCATCGTAACCGGCGAAGTCAACGACGTTCACGCAGGGCGGTTCGGGGATGGTTTTGTAGTATCTGCCGTCCTCATAGTTCTGATCCGTGACCCGGTTCCAGTAACCAATGTCTCCGTGCTGCTCCTGGGCGGCTTCCATCGCTTCCCGTGCCTGTTCTTCAGTCAATCCGTCGAACAAGAGCCGGGAGCCATCAGCAAAGGCGGCGACCAGCCGCCAAGGGGCGAAAAACTCTGCATCTTTCGTAGAAATGCCTCCTTCTGGGCAGTTAAGCCCCTAAATTGTAGGTTTTGTATCAAAAAGGCGGGTTAAATATGCCGAAATATCATCTTTAGCAGAAAAAGATGAAGTTTCGTTGTCAGGATTTCGATTTCGTGGGGATGTAACCGTTCAGGCAGCGATTGAAACCGCGTTTCGTGAGGGCATCGGTAACTCTGTCCTCTGGGAAGTAGTAAGCAGAACCGTCTGCCGCAGGAACAGCCCCGGCGGGATGCTCTGCGCCGGTGTACCAGTCCGTTTCCGTGTCGTACTTGCGGTGCAGGTACTTGTAAACGTCGCGCTGGGCTTTGTCGAATACCTCCACGAAAGAGAAGGATGCACAAGGCGGCATCTCTTTTGCCAGCATGGGTGCGTTCTGCGCCAGCCATGCAGCCATTACGGTTTTGGCTGCATTTCGTTTCGGCTTGCCTTCCCGGTGCACCACATCCAGCAGCTGCACAACAAAGGGCTTTGGCAGATCGTTCAGCACTTCTTCCAGCGGGTACGGATTTTCGTGCAGCAGGGGCGACGTGCGCAGCTCCGGCACGAGATCCAGATCGTGACAGGTTACAGGCTTCTGGCGGTCGTCGATGCGCTCACTGGTGTAATACAACATATCCTTGATTGCATTCTGTGCCGCGTCGGAAAGCTGCTCCACCAGAGCAACACTGTCTGCAAAGCTGATCTGCGCCTCGTTTCGTTCGCCGGTGCTGCGGCCGGTCTTGTAGTCTGCGCTGATGATACCAAGCTCCATAGCCAGCCGGAAAATGTGCTTGCAGGGCTTTTTGCGCTTCACAAAATCGTTGCAGGTACAGCTTGCAAGGCTGGTCTGGTACGGCTCTTTGCCGGATCCATAGAAAACACCGGTTTCGTGTTCCTTGTCCACGGAAAGCGGGCTGGTCTTGCTCTGTTGGGCGCTGGCAAGGCGCTTTTCTTCGTCGGTGTCTGCGGTGTGCTCTGCCCAGGGGCCGAAGGCGGGAATCATAGTCATAACGGGAAACCTCCTTTTCGTGTTTCGTTACTGTCATGATAGAGCAAAACGCAAATAAAAGCAATAAAAGGCAAGAAGATTTCGTGCAGAGGCACCAGAATGACCCCGGCGGGCTGCCGGGAAGATGGGGCGGGGCTACTTTACGGTGCCTGCCCTGCCAGAGCTTCCGGGTCTGCGCTCAGACGTGGACGGTGGGCAGAGCTACCAGGTCGGCGAGGCGGGGCACGGTCAAGTGGTGACGTTCTGTCACCGGTTCCGGGCACTGGTGCTCTGGTTCTTCATGGTTGCTGCTCCTTTTCGTGATACTGGATTTCGCGATACTTCCGGCGGCTGCCGGGGATGGCTGTCAGAACGGCAGGCCGGTATAGTTGCGCATGGGAATGGCATCGGCGGCGGGCACCAGCATATTGAGCAGTTGCCGGTATAAAGCCGGGTTTGCTGCACGCTGGGCACGGAAGTCCTCTAGGAATTGCGCCTGTGCTGCCAGATCGGCCAAGTTTTCGTCATCCACGTTGTAGCATTGGCATTGATCCGGCCCAGCGGAGTATATCCAACATCGAACCATGAAAATACCTCCTTTCTGTTTCGTGATGTTCCCGACGTAAATGCCGGGAAGATGGGGCGGGGTTGCTTTGTCCGGTGCAGCCCTGCCAAAATATCCGGTTTCGTGTTAAGCGTTCAGCTGTAAAAACGTGCTCTGCGTGGGGATCAGGTGCCGGGTGAGGGTGTCGGTGTAGCTGGCTTCTCCCTCGTAGCTGTCAACCACCCGGCGGTCTGCGGCGGCCATGTCGTGATAGCTCTTTTTGCCGTAGGTGGGCGGCAGCCAGCCTTTGCGCTGTCCGGCGTAGAGGTTGAAGGACTTCAAGACGTCCGTGTTCGTAAACTCGATGTGGCAGGTGCCTTTCTTGTAAAACGTGGCGGTGAAATAGTGCAGCTGGATCTTCTGGGTCTGGCCGCTCTTTTCGGCGGCATCCAGAACGGCGCGGAGTTCGTCCCCATTGTAGGGCTTGCCGTTCGTGTCCAGGAAGTGCAGCACCCGCTCGATCTGGGCAACATGGCCTGTTGCGTTGTACCGGGGGCAGAAACGCCCGTCGTATGTATCAAAGGCGTTGCAGCGGAAAATGACCTTGCGGTTGATCTTGTACGCGGAGTTCGTGCACCAGCCGTTGTAATAATGCACGTTCTTGCTGTACTCGTCGTTATAATGCAGGTTCGTCCAGTCGTCGAACAGCTTTATAATTTCGTGGTCGATGCTGGAAAGAAGATTTCGTGAAATTTCTTCCCGGACGGTCAGAATGTTGTACGCGCTGAAGTCGTAGCCTTCAAGCTCTTTGATTCGCTTCTGGTAATCCTGCTGCATTTCGTAGGTCATCGCATCGAACAGCTGCGGCATTTCAAACAGCTGTTTCCAGTACATCCCGCGCAGTTCCCGGATAGCGTCGTTATAAGATTTCGTGAAAGCCATCACAGGGTTTTCTTTCTTACCAGCGCCGGCAGAGGAAAACAACGACTTGATTCCGTTGTACTCTTCATAGATCCGGCGCACACCCTCTGCGGCGGCGTTGTACCGCTCAATGGCTGCCGTGATGGGGTCGGAAGATACCAGGGCGGCAAACTCCGGGTTTTCTTTCAAACGCTCTGCGGTTTCGTTTTTCAGATCCAGCCGGATCCGGCTCACCGGCTCCCGGTCGGGAATGTCCACCGACACAAGCGCCACCTCCACGCGGGCGGCGCGGCGGGCGTTCTTGAACGCATCCGGGATATATTTTACCGTGGCGTGCAGCTCTTCCAACTTTGCGGCCAGCTCTTTCCGTTCGTTGGTGCAGGGGTTGCGCAGGGTTTCGGCGTTCAGCAGGCACCGCACCTTGCCGCCGTCCTGCATGATGTCCAGCGCTTTGAGCAGGTGCGCGGCACCGGCGGAGAAAGGCGGATTCATGACGATTGCGGCGTATTTCGTGGTGGGGCGGAAGGTCAGAAAGTTATCATGCACCACCCGGAAACCGTCTTTCTTCAGCACGGCGCGGAAGTCGCTGGAAAGCTCGATGCAGTCAAGCTCTGCGCTTCGTGCCTTTTCCTTGTCGTAGCGGTCAACCTCGCCGGTTTTATAGTCGTGGTGGACGTTGAACGCCAGAGCGTGGACCTGACGCGCAAGCGCTCCATCACCGGCGGACGGTTCAAGGATGGGTTTCGGGTAGGTGGTGAACCCGGATTTTACTTCCCGCAGGGAAAAGACCATATCAAAGGCCAGACTGTCCGGCGTGGGGTAGAAGTCCAGGGCATCGTTGGGGGTGGTCATGGTGTAAACCTCTTTTCGCGTTTCGTGATATGCCCGGCGGAATGCTGGGCGGTGGGGCGGGGCCGCTTTGTCCGGTGCGGCCCTGCCAGGGCATCCGGTTTCGTGTCAGGCGTTGAGCTGGTAGCCGCGGCGGGCGCAGATGAGGCGGAGCCGGGCGGCGGCGATCTGCTGGCGGACCGCTTCGGGCCTGCCGGTGCACTGGGCTTCCCGGCGCAGGTCTTGCAGTGTCCACTGCTGACGGATGATCTCGCGGGCCTGCTCAAAGATGTTGTCAAACTTCTTCATGATTTCGTTCTCCTTTCGTATCATGCAAACAGGCGGTTGCATACCTGCTGTATTTCGTCGTTCGCCTTCATCGGGGCAATGAGCACGGAAACGGCGGGTCTTTCTTCGGGTCTACGGTGTCCGTTGCCAGGATGGGCGCAAACGGGCTGTTGCTGCTGTGGTAAACAAATTCGTGATGATCCACAAAAGCGTCATACTCCGAATTTATCATGATGGGCCGGGATCCGTTGCGGAACATTCGGAACGTGCCCCAGACTTTGCCCTTTGCTTCGACTTCCTGCAAGATCGAAGTGCGTTTGACTTCTTCTTTGCAGGCGCTGAACTTCTGGAACATCTGCGCGGCGGTCAGCTGGTGCGGATCGTTGACCACAAACCCGGCATCACTGGAAACGATGGTCACGCCGTCGGCGGGTGCGTCCTGCATGGTCACGGGCTGGATAACATCCCGGTAAAGGATGGCGGGCAGCTTGAACGCTGCATAGCCGGTGATGATGTACACGCTGCCGCTCTGGCAGGTGATCCGAACGGCGTTGCGGTTTTTTGCCTGCCCTTTCAGATAGGCGGTGATCTTCTTCACGTTCAGCCCGGCGGGGGTGCTGGTTGCTCTTTTCATATTGCAAAAACTCCTTTTCGTTTTCGTTCTGTTTTTCGTGCCCGGTGCGCTGCCGGGGTAGTGGGGCGGGGTTGCTTTGCCCGGTGCAGCCCTGCCAAAATATCCGGTTTCGTGGTGGTGGGTCATGCCAGCAGCCCGGCGGCGATGCTTTCAAAGTCCAGCTGTTTCACGGGTGCTTCATCCGGCGCGGCTACGGCGGCGGGGGCCTGCTTTGCGTCCTCTACGGCCTTCCGGGTCTTGCGCCAGGCATCCAGCGCGGCGGCCTGACCCTTGCGGTCGGTTTCGGGGACAGCCAGGAAAGCGGCCTTTGCTTCCCGCTCTGCCTTGCGGAGCACATCCGGGGCGGGCTTTTTCGTGGCGGCGGGCTTGCTGGCCTTTTTCGTGGGCAGCGGATCGACGTGCACAAGCTCCGGCAATTCGTGGTGTTCTTCGGTGATGATGGGGGCCGGGGTGCTGGCGGTCTGCTCTGCTGCTGCCTTTGCGGCCTTGCGTTCTGCGGCCAGCTTTTTGTTATACTCCATGATGGCGGCGACAGATCCGAAGCGGCCGGCGGGGGCCTGCTTTGCGTCGTGTACCTGCAAGCAGCTGAACAGGTGCGATTTCGTGGGGTAGAAATGCGGCGCGGGGGCTGCTTCCTTGCCTTCGGCTTCAGCGGCTTCCCGCTGGGCCTTGCTGGGGCGGGTGGTGTACTTCCACAGGTAGCATTCAATCAAATGCGTTTCGCCCTTCTTGACGCTCTTGCCTTCTTTCTTCCAGTGATCGAAGGTGTGCAGCTCTGCCGCTGCAAGGATGATTTCAACGTCTGCGATGGTGGCGGGCTGTTCGTCGCCGTTCTCGTCGGTGGTGACTGCGTTTGCAGCCATTGCGGCGATCTGCTCCGGGGTGTGGTGCGCGGTGGCGATAGCGTGCAGGGTGGCGGGGTCCAGCTTCGCGGCTTCGTTCATGATGATCTGATTGTTGGTCATGCCTTTCATGGTTCGTTCTCCTTTGTTCGTTGTGGTTGATGTTCGGGATGATCTCCCGGCGGCTGCCGGGGTAGTGGGGCGGGGTCGCTTTGCGGTGCGGCCCTGCTAAGGTGTCCGGGGCGTTCAGCCCAAAAGAGCGGCGGCGGCATCCTGCCAGGTGGGGAAGGCGTAGAACGTGCGGCGTTCGTCGTTGGTGTTCTCGTCGGTGATCTGGGCGGCGATCCGCTGCCCGGTGCGGGGGTCCCATCCTTCCAGCCGATACCCGGCGGCCTGCAGGCGCTGGGCTGCGGCGTTCTCTGCCTTGTTGCGCTGGCGGATCTGTTCAAGTGTCATCATGGTGCGGGCTCCTTTCAATCTTCGGTGCAGCCGTGGCAATAAAGCGCGTCAATCACTTTGTCATCGCTGAAATCTTCCGGGGTGCCGTTCGCGTCAACCACCAGGTCAACGCGGTCATAAATTCGCAAATCGGTTTCGGCATCCACCAGAAAATACCAGTCATCGCCGTCCAGCGCGTCGGTGCACCAGACTTCAACCGCGCCGTCATCGGTGGCGGTCATGCCCTGCACAATGGCCGGGGCGATGTAGCGGCCCAGGGGGCCGGCGGTGTAGGGGCATTGTGCCGCGGCCTTTGGTGCGGTGCCTGCCAGCAGTGCGGCCGCCAGTGCGGCGGCGGGGGGGATCTTCTTTGCAAGTTTCATGTTCTTTGCTCCTTTGCTTTTTCAGGTTTGCCCCGGCGGGTTGCCGGGGTTATGGGGCGGGGCCGCTTTGTTTGAGCGGTGCGACCCTGCCAGGGCATCCGCTTGACTTTACCGCCTTTCAGTGGTAAACTGGCTTACAAGATGCGTTGTGGAAAATTCATCTTGCAAGCCTGTCACCTGCTTTAGTGGGTGGCGGGCTTTTTTGCTGCCTGCTTCTTTTTCCACTCTGCCAGGTAGGCGGCCCAGATCGCTTTTTTCAAAGCGGCGGGGAGCTTGAAAAATTCAATGCTCATGTGTTGGCTCTCCTTTCGGCTTACTTGCAACCGTTCCGGCTTGTCGTCCGGCTCGCTTGCTGTGGCTTTAGTCTAACCGTCGACGGTTACGAAGTCAAGCCCCTTTCGGCCAATTTGTAGAAACTCACAAAAACCGTAGACGGTTCAGCCCGGCGCATTGTGCAAGATGACCGTAGACGGTTTTCGCCTTGTAATATATAATAAAATAAACAAGAGAGGTGATAAAATGGCCGTTTCAGAAGCACACAAAAAGGCAAGCTATAAATATAACGCAAGCCGGGACAGTATCACGATTCGCCCGGAACGGAGCAAGGGCGCGGCAATCCGTGCCGCAGCTGTTGCCAGCGGAAAAAGTTTGCAAAATTATATACTTGATGCCCTTGATGCCAGAATGGAGCAGGAAGGGCAGCCGTCAGAGATCGACCCGGCGGAATCCGGGGAAGAAGGGGGACTATAGGGGGTTACTGGGGGAGAGTTCTAGCCTGCTAGGTTAAAGCCCTACACCTGCTTCTCACTCCCGTTAGGTGGAGAATCTGACCCCTCCGGCAAACGGCAAAATTGACCCGGATGGAGCACCGCCAGCG